TAACCGACCGGTCAGGAAGGTACCCTAGGGGGGTATCCCCCTGGGGGTCAAATACAGGCGCTGACCAGCGCAAACGCATGCGATCGCACGCGATGCCACGCGTGCTCACACCTCGAGGGCACAGGGCACAGGGCACTAGCAAACAAAAGATAATCTCTTATCTCATGCGATACGCATCTGACCAGCACATATGCAAATAGCCGGCGCAATGTACAGCTAACACATACACACACTGATGTGTGTGCGTTTGTGCAGGTCACAGCACTAGGACATGTGTGTGTGAGCACTGCATACGCGCATACCGAGTCGATAGTGAGCAGCTTATGCCGGATAAGCCGATTAGGCTCTGACCAGCGTAGATACCCATCATGCGAGCCCATGCGCCCATGCGAGCGCGTCACGCGCCCACGCCCACGCACGCGAGCGCACACGCGAGCCGCGGGCCCATACCGAGCACAGAACGAGCAGCTTATGCCCGGACCCCGCGGGCCCGTGTGTGGCCAGCTCTGACCAGCGCGGGCCTGTGTGAGGGCCCTTTACAGCCACCCGGATACGCCACATTGCCGCAGGTAGACCCCTATTTTGCGGTTGCGCTTGACATCCACCCGGTGGTAGTGCATACTTGTGTCATCGCAGCAGTCAGGCGGTAGGCGGGATCGAAAGATCCGCGCCGGTGGCGGGGAAGATCCGCCGAGATTCTCCGAGTCACTTGACATTCACCCGGACACCGGGTAGTGTCTGAGACACACCAACTTGGACCGGTGATCGAGCGGGTACCGCCTAAATGCCAGTGGCGGTAAACGAGGGCATAGCGCGAATACGCAAAACGGCCCGCTTGACATTCACCAGACCGGCTGGTAAAGTGAGAATCACGCAAGACCGAGCGGGACCGAGCACCACAGTCCTATGACCTGCGATCGACGGGTCTGAAAGCTCACAGTACGCGGCTTAAGGCAGAAATGTCGCCGGGGTTGTATCGATCTTGGGACGCGGGCCCCTTCGGGGACGCCACGACCGACAACACTAAATGTATGCCAGCGGCGAGGTTCTGATAGACACGCTATGACCCGCTGGAAGAAATGAGACTACCGGGTAGCTCTGGCGGTGTGGAATGACACCTGAGCTATGGTCTGGCGCATCCCGCAAGGGATGGCGGCATCACGACTACGCGGTTCGATTCCGCGCTACCCACTATGCCTGAGCTTTGATCTCAGGCTTGACATTCACCGAAGGGACCATCATGCCAGTTTTCGCTGAGCACCGTGAGGTTCGCGTCACTGCCCGCGAATCGTGCAAGACACCGTTCGTTGCCCCTGATCAGGCACCGGTTCGCCTGTTGGACCGTGAGCTGGAGAAAGGTCTGAAGGGCTGGACTGACTTCGACGTCAAGATCGAGGTCGAGGGCGATTGCAAGCCTTCTGGCCTGGCCGAACGCCAGCTCGAAGAGATGACCGTAGGCACCGTTGTGCGCCGCACGACCGTGCGCCGTGAGGTTTCCCGCAAGCGTCCGACAAAGCGTCGCTGGCAGTAGCCAGACTTGACATTTACCCGAGAGGAATGCATGATGAATACCCAGCAGCGCGTTTACATCGACGGCAAGATCTACGTCGCTCGAGGTAACGGGTACGTCCGCGTCCGCTGACTTGACATTCACCGAAGGGATCGAACTGTGACCACCCGAGTAGAGACCATCCTGATCAAGGCAGACTTCGGCGCTGCAGTCATCGCCGGTCTGCAGGGATCGACTGACGTGCGTTGGGCACGCAAGGTGTGGGCTGAGCTGCGCGAGAGCGTTGGCTACAAGCGTTCGGCCGCGGTCATCCTGACCAGCGGCGCGTCTCAGCAGAAGCTGTCGAAGAACAGCCTGCCCAGCTTCGGGCTCATGCTGACCCCTGAGCGAGGTCTGATGGCGGCAAGCCTTCGGGACGTGCGTGACGCGTTCGGGCTGACCGGAGCGTTCAACCTGTGCCCGATGGCGTCCAAGGGATGCGCGGCCGCGTGCCTGTCACGCTCCGGGCAGTCGGGCATGCCTGCTCAGCAGCGTGCTCAAGCTGTGAGGACCGCGTTCCTGCTGTCGCACCCGGTCTTGGCCGGCTTGCTGATCGGTGCCGAGATTCGGACGGCTCTTCGTAGGCATGGCCGGATCAACCTGCGGCTGAACACGACCAGCGACATCCGCTGGGAGCTGGTCGCACCCGAGATGGTCGCCGAGCTGTCGCGGGCAGGCGTGCTGATGTACGACTACACCGCGTGGGCACCGAGCGATCGTGCCGAGTCTTCGGACTACAGCCTGACCTACAGCGCCAAGGAACCGTCGCACACCAGCGACGATTACCTGCGAGGCATCCTCGCCAGCGGTGGCAACGTCGCGATGCCGTTCACCACGGCACGCGGTGAGGCTCTGCCCGAGGCGTGGAATGGCTTCCGAGTCATCGACGGCGACAAGTCTGACGAGCGCCGTAACGACCCGCGAGGCGTGATCGTGGGCCTGCGTGCCAAGGGTCACGAATGGAAGCGCGACAACTCTGCCGGTTTCATCCGCTCAGCTTGACATACACCGAAGGGATCGACATGCCTGCTCAGAACTACCGCCGGGTCGAAGACACGGTCGACGCCGAAGGGTTCATCGTCCCCGGCTACAGCGCGTGGGACTGCACCGCGACCGCGTACCGCAAGGAATGCGGTGCGGAGGTGCGTAGGTACCGCGGCGAGTCGGACGTGAGCTGCGCCGAGTGCGGTGCTTGGTACAACGCGAGCGGCCAGAGGCTCCGCGATGACTGGCGCGGCAACGCGTCGAACTGGGATGACGAGACCGGAGACCTCGAAGGCTTCGAGGCACAACACGCAGGGGACTGGTGATCATGGAACCGCCGAATGGACAGTACCGCAAGGCTTTCGACCCGGAGCTGCACCGCTTCGCGGCCAAGACCGCCGACGGCGTGCCGATCTACCAAGGCATGCGCGTGTTCACCAACAACCTCGACCGCGGCGTGGTTGACCTGAGCCGTGCCGAGTTCGAATGGCACGCGGGTGAAGGCATGTACCACCTGTGGTTCGACGTGCTGGTCGACACCAACTACCGCGGCGAGCGCGTGTCTCAGCGAGACATGCAGAGCGATGACCGAGTCACCACCCGATTCCAAGGAGAGGCTGCCTGATGTTCACCCTGACCGTCCGCAAGATCGGCTCTGACAAGACCGGTGTCGTGTCCGCGAGCGCCCGCCAGGTCGTGCTCGACCACCTCGAGGCTTCGACCAAGCGCAACGGCTTCGAGGTCACCTGGAATGAGCCAGGCGTGAGCGGAGACGTGCTCCGCGATGGCCAGATCGTGGCCACCTGGGAGGTCACCGCAGCGTGAGCTTCGAGCGATGGATGCGTCACGTCGACGGGATGCTTTGCAAGGCATGGGGAGTCACCACGCGTGACATCGCAGACCGGCCGTACCGGGACGCGTACGAAGACGGCGAGTCACCGGCTGCGGTGGTTCGCGACATCCTCCGAGAAGGGATCGATGCGCTGTGAAGGTGTTCGTCTACTGGAATCTTCACCGAGGCATGTGGAGCGTCAAGGCGCTCGAAGGCCCGGACAAGGGCCGAGTCATCGCCCGCCAGCAACACGTCGTGCTCCGCAACGTCATCGCCAAGGTATCGGAGGCGGGACGCCAGCGTGTGCTCCGCGAGGGACGCAAGAACGTCCACGCGGGCCTGGTCGGCGAGCTGGTCCAGGGCCAGGCGGTCGAGCTGGCCACCACAGCGCGAGCTGTGACCTACAACCCCCGCAAGTACTCGACCTTCGTCCACGTCGATGACGAGACACCGTTCGAAGGGTCGGACCTCGCGGTCCTGCTCCACAAAGCCGTGTACGCGGCTTGACATCCACCCAACAAGAAAGGCACCACCTGTGACAACCGTCATCCGCGCAGCCCACTACGGCGAGAACGAAGCCTTGCTGCAGAACGACCCGATCGTCCTGGCGATGGCCAACGAGATCGGCGCAGATCCCAACCGGGACAAGCTGATCAACGGCTGGACCCACGACGGAGGCTCCGCTCGCTTCGAGTTCATCCAGATGGCCAACCGCGAGTACGCACGTCGCGGCGGCAACGCCAACGAGCACATCGGAGCTGTGGCCGCGGCCATCCTCGCGCTGCTGGGCGTCAAGTCATGACGGCCAGAGATCCCATCGAGATCGCCAACGAGCTACTCGCAGACCAACTTTGGAGGGAAGAAGAGTGAAGAAGTACCTGATCACCGCCGCTGTCGCGTCGGTCACCACGATCGGAGTCTTGGCGCTGGCTGACGACCCCGCGGTGGCTACGCCAAACGTCCCGTTCACACAGGCCGCGTTCCCCTGCCAGGAGGACGAAGTCTTGGGCTATGCGCCCCAGTTCGGCCCCGACAACGTGGGCTGCATCCACGTCGACCTGATCAAGGGGAAGTGAATGCCCGACATAGCCAAGCTGTTGGCCGCGGACGTGCAAGCGGTCATCACGCGCATGGAAGAGACCGACGAGAACGAAGACTTCGAGCCCGACGACATCTCTGAGTTGATGTCTCTGGCTTGGGATCTGGCCAGCCACCACATCAATCCCGAGAGGTGAAGAAAGTGTCCGATCGCGGCCGCGAGCACGCGGAGCGCCGCGCAGCTCAGGCTGCGGCGGCACGCAAGCACACCAACCGCAAACGAGCCATGAAGCGCCCCGGCAAGGGCACCCGGAACAACTGGAAGAGAGAGCACTGATGGACAGCAAGACCGCGAAGATGCAGGACAAGGTTGCGAAGCTCCTGCGCCAGGCCGAAGACGTGACCGGGACGCCCGAGGAGGCGGTGTTCCAGGCGAAAGCCTTCGAGCTGATGGCCAAGTACGGCATCGAGATGGCCCAGGTCGAGGCGACCAAGGCAGGGCTTGACATGACCGAGATGCCCGACGCGATCCAGTGGCGGGCCACCGTGTCCGGGAAGTACGTCGCTCAGCAAGCCTTGCTGCTCCACGGCATCGCCCGTGCGCTGCACTGCAAGACGGTGTACACCAACGTCGGAGGCACCAAGGACCAGCTCGTCTACGTGTTCGGCATGGAGCGCCACATCGACCGCGTCAAGTTCCTGTGGGAGATCCTGCGTCCGCAGATGCTGCGGCTCGTCGAAGAGGTTCGGCCCGAGACCATGCACCACCGCACCAAGTACGACTGGCGCACCGGCACCTACAAGACCGTGAGCGGTGCTGGCCAGGTCAAGAGCTACCGGCGTGCGTGGATCGCAGGCTTCGCTCAGACCATCGGCGAGCGCGTCCGCGCCGAGGAGAGCAAGGCGGTCGAATCGGCCGGCGGGGGAGCGTTGGTGCTCTACCGCGACGACAAGGCTCGAGCCCAGGCCGAGCTGGCGCGGGTGTTCCCGCGGGTTCGCACCACCCGGTCGAACACGTCCTACAACAGCAGTGGATACGCGCACGGCCAGAGAGATGGCCGGAACGCATCGATGCAGCGATCGCTCGCATCGTGATGAGACGCACGCTGCTGTCGCTGGCCCTCCTGGCTCTGATGGCTTGCGCCGTCATCCAGGTGGGGCCAGCCCCCGCTCATGCCGAGGTTTCGGCCGAGTGTTGGGCCCATCTCGCGGAGATCCCAGCGGATCAGAAGACGACGCCTGCGGGCGATCGTCGGTATCACCTTGAGCACGGCGAGTTTTCGCCATGCACAGAGGCTGACGCAAGCCAGGAGGGGGCGGTGTCTACGAGGGGGGATGCCGCCTCCTCCGACCAACGCCACGACGACGACAAGAAGTCCCGCTACTGCAGGAAGCGATGGTTCTGCTGATGCCCTTCAAGGCGAAGTGCAAGGACTGCACATGGAAGTGCAGGTCCGAGAGCGAGAGCTTTGTGCGGTTCGCCGCACGGGCTCACTCCGACAACCAGAGGCACCGGACCAAGATCAAGGAGAAGTGATGGACAAGCTGGAGACCGACTGCGGGCACGACTCATGGCGGCTCATCGAGACCGGATACGTCCGCACCTGGGCAACCGAGATCGACCCCGAGACCAAGACCGTCATCGCGGTGTTCACCGGGTCCGAAGACTTCAGTGACGAGGGCGACGGCGATGAGCACCTGCAGTGCTCGATCTGCCTGGACACGAAGCCTCTACCCGAGGGATGGGAGATCGACTGGCAATGAGCGACAACAAGATCCACACCTACACGCCGACGATGTTGACCGTCGGAGCCATCGACGGGCTCAAGCGAGCGTACGACAGCTTCCAGCGCCTGGTCGACGCCCGCGAGAAGGCACTCGATGAGTACCGCAACGAGGACGGCGAGGTCAACGAGTACGACTACCGAGGCTACGACGAGACAAGAACCGACTACGCCCTCGACCTCGAAGAGGCCGGGGAGCACCTGGCTGCCGCTGTCGCGGAAGCCCTTGGCCTGAAGGAGGATTCATGAAGACCCCGGAGGAATCGCTGACCGACAAGATGGTCGACCAGGCCCAGGCCATCCGAGAGGTGAAGCAAGAGCGCATCGGGCTGTCGCTGTCTTCTGCCATGCACCAGTTCAAGGAGGTGTGGGGCGACGGCTACCTGATCGGAGACATCGGCACCAACCTGACCTGCATGGAGATGGAGGCGCTGGCCGACATGCTGCAGGCGTGCGGAGTCCCGGCCGATCGCGTCGAAGAGATGATCGACGCTCACGCCGAGGGTGACGAGTGCGGAGACATGCACTGCAAGTGCGACGACCCCGAGTGCATCGAAGAGAGGGACAACCTGTGAGGCACCGCGCATACGGCAGGGATGTCATCTTCCAGCGCCCGAACGGCGCTGAGGAGATCGTGGCTCGCGCCGATCACCCGGACTGGGCGTACCGCATCGCCCAGGCGCTCAACGAGACCGACCCGCTACCGAATCTGGAGGCATGACATGGCACAGGACCGCAAGATCACCAAGTACGAGGTGTCGCCCATCGAGGAGGGCGACGTGCTGGTGGGCCTGAAGATCCAGCGCACCGAGCGCATCACCCGCGAGTCAGCTACCGGCAAGACGCTCAACTACGGCTACACCGTCGATGTCGGTGACCCGCTCGAGATCCCGATCAGCAAGATTTCAGACCTCATCCGGGAGCTGGCCGACTGGCCGATCTGGTACGCGTCGACCCCGAAGGAGCGCCGCTGATGGAAGGCAAGAACGTCTACGTCGTGGTCGATGAGTACGGCAGCCTCTGGCCGTTCATAGCCGAGGACTACGAGGACGCGCTGCGTCAGTACCACGACTGCCAGGACGCCGAGATCGAAGGCATCTTCGTCTACGGGTCCGAGAGGGTCGGCCTCCGCTAGTTTGCTGGGAGCTGCTAAGCACTGCGGTTAATCGAGGTCACGAAATCGTCATACTTATCCTGCTGAATCGCTGGTGATCACCTGCTCAGGTGGGTGATCATTCACCGCGCTCACAGGGAACGGGGAGGAAGGGAGCAGGCATCGTGTACGTCGAAGACATCGATGAGCTGGAAGAACTGGAAGAGCTTCGTGAGGAAGCTGAGAGAACGCTGCGATTCGACCCACGCGACGAGCAAGCGCAGTGGGATCTCGAAGACATCGTAAATCGGATAGCCGAACTAACCGGTGAGGCTGACGTGGACCCATAGGTGATCTAGATCACGACGTTTGCTACTTGTCGGTACCCACCTGTACATTACGCGAGCGTCAAGAAACCGAATGAGGTTCGTTACTTCCCGCTGCAGCCAGTGGCGATGGACACGGTGCGCGGCCCACAACTTAATAGGCCCGGCACTTGAGAGAAAGAGCGATAGACTTGACAGGCACCAAAATGTCCCCGTGACATCCACCGGGACACTGACCTCTCTCATGGAGGGAAACATGAGCGGCAAAATCTCGAACCTCGACGTTGTCAAATCCACGTCGAGGACACCACTGACCCTCAGCACGATTGAGGATCTCGTAGGGAAGGGGTACAACTACCGAGAAATCGGCGATATGCACGGCGTGACTCGCCAGGCTGTCGAGTGGCAAGTGAAGACCTACGGAGGTCGATTGAACACGCGGCAGCAGGTCAAGGAGCTTTGGCCGTTCGAGACCAAGGTGATCCACTCGAAGTCGAAGGCGTACCAACAGCTTCGGGACCACGGCGAGTACATGAGACAGCTCAGCTTCAGAGGCTTCTCCGAAGAGAAGAAGAAGCGGCTGATCTCGTGGTGGCGTCGGCTTCGCACTGAGAACCTGGTGCTCGAGTTCGACCCAACGATCGAGCCTGCTCCCGGCATGGCCGGTGGAGGTTTCAGGTACGTCCCGCGTACGGAAGAGGACGACGACCTGCTGATCCGGGTGAACGAGTACACCAAGGTCGAAGACGACGGCAAGCTCAACATGAAGGCGGAACTTCTCTGGAAGTGGCCACCGGGCATTGATGAGCTGCTGTCGCAGTCCTAAAAGCTCACTGGTTGTGCGCTTCAGATCGAGGCGCACAGCGCCCGCACCAAGAAGGAATCAACGTGGCCCTTACGCGCATTGCTGCCTACTTCCCAGAGGTAGTCCACTCAGACCCAGTGACTCTTGTGGACGAGCCTGGTTGGTTGTACGCGCAGACAGCCGAGACGTGGTGGAAGGGGTCGCTGGATGCCGATCCAGTGACCGTCCTCCTCGTCTACCGCAGTCCGCTCGTCACAGACACATGCAGGCTCTACCGACCAGTCGCGGACGCCATCTGCGGCATGAAGACGGTCGAAGTGATCGGACAAGGCGTCCGACCCAACAAAGCATGGATGGGGGATAGGGGAGAGTTCTTGGTAGCCAGGATGACTCAGAACGACGCGTTCCCTCCGGGTCCGCTGGACATGAACGAGGTACGCAAGATCATGGTCGAAGCTGTCGGCGAAGCTGTGTGCCGAGCACTGGCGAGGGTTGCATGATGGACACCAAGACATCGCTGCCGCTGCGAAGCGTCAGCCAGATCAACCAGTACACGCGCTGCCCTATGGCCTACAAGCTGGCTCGCATCGACAAGGTGTGGGCGCGGCCGGCCGCATGGCTGCCGCAGGGGACGGCGTTTCACACCGTCGCGGAGGTCTACGAGAAGGCTCTGGCCGAGGGCCGAGAGATGAGTCTCGAACGGGCCCAAGAGATCTTCCGCGAGGAGTACGCCAAGGACATCGGCGAGCTGTGCGCTGAGACGCCCAACTTCGACTGGTGGTTCCACAGCGGCCCGTACAACGGTGAGCGAGACATCGAGCGCCGGTTCCACATCGGGCTCGAGCAGGTCGAGAAGTTCATCGCCTGGCGCACCACGAAGGGCCAGCAGATCTGGTTCACGCCCGAGGGCAAGCCCGCGATCGAGCTGTCGTTCAACATCGAGCTGGACGGCATCAAGGTGCGTGGCTACATCGACGCTGTGGTCGTGGTCAACGGAGAGCTTCGAGTCCGGGACTACAAGACCGGCAACAAGCCGGGAGACGACTTCCAGCTTGGCGTCTACGCGCTCGCGATCTCGATGCTCTTCGGCATCGATCCGCCGCGGACAGGCGACTACTTCATGGCGGGGAAGAAGGGCAAGAAGCCGGTCATCACCGAGCCCTACGACCTCACCGAGTGGACGCGGGAGAAGATCACTGAGAGGTTCCATGAGGTCGAGGCCCGCATACAGGCGGGAGACTTCGAGGCGCTGCCGGAACCCGACAAGTGCAACTTCTGTGACGTAAGTTACTCCTGCCCCATTTATCAGTAGCTCACCTTGACATTCACCCGCAGACTCCTACTTATATAGGCAGGCAAGATGAAGAAATACAGAACGACGCTCGACCTCGAGGACAAGGGCTGCACCTTCGTGGAGATGGGCCCGATCCACGAGCTTCCGCCCTGGCACGTCCAGGCGCAGCCCTCGCGCTGGCCGTTCCCCACCGAGAAGGCGGGGTTCCGGTTCGCCAACAACGCCAAGGCTGACCACCCGAACCGAGAGGTGGTGGTGGCCACGCCAGACGGGGAGAGGTTCGTGCTGTGACGTACTTGACATTCACCGAGAGGAAGAGATGACCGACTGGGATCCCAACCACCGACTGCTGAAGTCGACGGCCGCGCCGCATGAGACGGCCGCGGTCCTGCGGATGCACCGCGCCGGTTGGAAGGGCGCGGACATCATGAAGCACTTCAAGATGCGAGGCACGAAGCTGATGGGCCAGATGCAGCGAGCGTTGGACGAGGAGACGCGGGCGGCCCACGCCGGCCGAGAGATCCACGACGCCAAGATCGTGATCGAGAAGAACAAGTGATGACGCTCTACGAGCTGATCCTGGCGATCCTGCTGCGGCACTTCCAGCCCGCCGAGATCGACGCCGCCGCAGAGGAGATCCACGCCCTGATCATCGAGAAGTACGGCCCGCCGTTCTGAGAGGAGAACATGTACACCCCACGGCAGTCGCTCTACATCCGCGGCTCTGCCGGTGATCCGCTGCCCCCGGTCTGGAATGCGCTCGAGATCAAAGGCACGACGCCTCGACGCGGCCAGCTAGTCCTGGTCTGCGCCGGTCCCGGCACGGGCAAGTCGGCGTTCGTCCTGGCGTACGCGCTCAAGAGCAAGGTGCCGACGCTGTACTTCAGCGCCGACTCCGACGCGTTCACCCAGCTCTCGAGGTCGGTGTCCATCCTGAGCGGATGGTCACTCGAGAGGTCGACGCGGGCTGTCCGGGAGCAGAACATCGAAGACGCGATCGCCAACGAGCTGGACCAGATCCCGATCCGGTTCAACTACAAGGCATCACCCTCGCTGGACGAGATCGAGACGGCCCTAGAAGCGTATGACGCGCTCTACGAAGACTTCCCGGCTCTGATCGTGGTCGACAACATCACCAACGTCCGAACGGACAGTAGCGACGGTGATGACCCGTTCAGCGGCCTGGAGTCGCTGATGGACTACCTGCACGAAATGGCCCGTGAGACAGGGTCATGCGTGATCGGGCTCCACCACGTCACCGGACAGCACAACAACGGTGACTCGCCCATTCCGTTGGGCGGCATCAAAGGGCAGATCGGGCGCGTGCCCGAGATGATCCTGACGCTCCACCGCGTGTCGGACGGGTTCGGGCCCGACTCGCTCAACGTCTCCACGGTCAAGAACCGAGGCGGTAAGTCAGACCCGTCGGGGCAAGACTTCGCTTCGCTCGAGTTCGTCGGAGACACCATGCAGATCAATGACTTCGGTCACTGACTTGACATTCACCCCAGAAAGTAGCGCACCCATGAAGAAGATCATCGCAACCATCGTCATCGCCGGTACGGCGGCGTTCGGCCTGACCGCCTGTGACGCCGACGTGAGCTGTGACGCCAAGGCCGTCAACCTGATGTCGGCAGAGGCTCCGCTGGCTCCGGTCATCGTGCCTCGGCCCCCGGTCCCGGTCGTCCCGCGGCCGGTCGCCCCGGCTCCTCGGTACAGCTCCCCGAGCGCCCCGATCACGGGCGGCAGCAACTCCTGGCTGCCCTGGTTCCTGATCGGCACCGCTGGAGGGGCGGCTGCCTCATGCTGACCCAAGAGTCCCCGATGGGCACCTACTTCAACACCCCGAAGCTGGCGGGGGAGCGGCTCAAGAAGGCTCGCCGCGCCTCCGGTCAGCAGGCCGAGAAGGTCAAGGCGCTGTTCCAGCGGTTCGGCCGGCTCACGCCCTGGCAGGCGTGGCAGCGAGGTGTGGACCAGGGTGAGCAGTGGCTCATCACCAGCGTCCGCATGCAGATCACGGTGCTGACCGACGAAGGCTTCCTGGTCAAGACCGACGACCAGATCGAAGGCCCGTTCGGCAAGCCAGAGCACATCTGGTCTCTGGCCTAGACCCCTAGGCCCGCCCGAGTTCCCACGGCGAGGAGCCGGTAACCAACGCGGTGATTGGTGGGAGACACTCCGCTACTCGGGCGCGACCTTTCGCGCTCTCAGTCTTGACATTTACCGAGGAAAGGAACACACGCATGACCGTTACTCCGAACGCTATGCCGAAGAAGGGCAACGTGATTCACCAGCAGATCCTGTCGGGCCTGCTGGCCACCAAGCCGGTCTCCTGGGCCCGCAAGACCATCGTCAAGGGCAAGGACGGCAAGGACGAGGTCGTCAAGACCACGGTGACCAACCAGGAGCCTCGATTCGCGCTGGCCCGCAACGTGTCCGAGGAGAACATCGACCGCATCGCGAAGCGGTGGCTGCGATGAAGCGGATGACGATCCTGACCAGGGACGGGTTCCGGGTCGGCGTAACCGAGGTCGGCCGCGGAGTTCCGCTGGTCTTCCTGCACGGCCTGGGGCTCAGTGCGTCGGGCTACGAGCAGATGCTTAAGCTCCTGTCGGCCAAGGGATTCCGGGTCATCGGGCTCGACGCCGCCAACCACGGCGACAGCGGCACGCTGCCGTGGGGCCACACCATCGAGGACATGACCAAGGTGACCCTCGACGCGTTGGACGTACTTGACATTCACCGCGCAGTGTTCGTCGGCCACTCGATGGGCGGCGGGATGGTGGTCGAGATCGCCGCACGTCATCCTCATCGGGTCGCGGCCGCGGTCCTGCTGGACGCGGCTGCCGGTGCTGAGCACCACAAAGGCGTGGCGCTGACCCCTGGCCCGTCGATCCCCTACCGGGCGGTCAAGTTCTTCTTCGGAGGGCTCAACGACGTGGTGGGCGACGGCATCGAGGCTCTGCGTCAGCGGACGCCGCGTGAGCGGCTGGAGCTGCTGACCAACCTGCGGGAATCGGTAACCGGGCTGAGGTTCGTTCGGTCGGCGTACGCGCTGATGAAGGCCGACACGGTGCCTCTGCTCAAAGCGATCCAGCGGCACGGCGTGCCTACCGCAGTGCTGCACGGCCTGCACGACCAGGTCGTCCCGTACGCGGCCGGTCTGAGCGCCGCCAAGCTCACCGAGGCGACGTTCTACGGAGTCGACGGCCACCACTCATGGATGGTCGCTGACCCGGAGCTGGCTGCCGATCTCATCGCCCTGGCGCTGCTGGACCTGTTCCCGCAGCGGTTCATCTACGGGGTCGGATGATCGTCGCGAAGCTGGTCGCGCTCTACGGGCTGCTGACGTACTGGCTCCTCGTCATGGAGGCTCGAGAGGAGCGTGAACGTGGCCAGGCGCAAGAAAGCCGCTCCGAGACCTGACTCCGGGAAGTGGTGCGTCGACTGCAAGGCCGAAGGGATCAAGTCGCGGCGCAAGACGCCGTGGCCGGGTCCGCGGTGCGCCACCCATCACCGGGTGGTCAAGCAGACACGCTCGACTGGCACCTGGGCGGCGAGAATCCTTGCGACGTACGGGATCACCGAGGACGAGTACTGGGCGATCTATGAGTTTCAGGGCGGTCGCTGCTACATCTGCCAGCGAGCCAACGGCAAGCACAAGCGCCTGTCGGTCGACCACGACCACAAGACGGGCATCGTCCGCGGTCTGCTCTGCACGATGTGCAACAAGTACACGCTGGGCTGGGCAAGGGACTGCATCGAGTTCTTCCAGCGGGCCATCGCGTACCTCAAGAATCCGCCGGCCGTCCAGGTCATCGGTGAGCGCATCGCGCCTGTCGAGGCCGACAAACTTGCGTCCTGACCTTGTCATTTACCGAAAGGAACGCGCCTATGCCGTACTGCTCTGACCGCTGCAGTTGCCTGCTGAAGGTCTGCCAATGCACATGTGCTGGCGAGCCGGATTGCGAGCAGGACTGTGAGTGCTGACTCGCCGATCGCCAAGGCGATCCTCCGCTACTACCCCGACTGGGAACCACCGGCTGACCACTACGAGTGGAACAAGTGCCTGTGCCCGTTTCACGGGGACGAAACACCATCTGCCGCAGTCAGTTACGACCTGCAGGGGTTCAACTGCCTGGCCTGCGGGGTCAGGGGAGACGTGATCTCCATCATCCGACACGAAGAGGAGGTGAGTTTTGCAGAGGCTAACCGAATCGCAGAGGGACTATCTGTGGGAAGCAACGTCCCGGTATCGCGAAAGCCTCAACGGAAGTCCAGCCGCCGCGTATTTGGAGAGTCGCGGCCTACTCGAACACCACGTTCGACCGTTCGGACTGGGGTTCGTGGAAGACCCACTCCCTGGTCATGAGTACTACCGCGGCTGTCTCGCCATCCCGTACATGCGGTGGTCGCCCTGGCGTAACTGGTCGGTCGCATCGATCCGGTTCCGCCGCCTCGACGGCGGCACGCCGAAGTACATGACGGTGGCGGGGGACAAGCCCCGCCTCTACAACACGGTCGCTCTGACTCGCTACTCGCGTGACATGGCGATCACCGAAGGGGAGCTGGACGCGGTCACCGCCGAGCTGTGCGGCGTCCCCACCGTGGGAGTTCCGGGATCGCAGATGTGGAAGCCCCACTTCCGCGAGCTGTTCCTGGGCTACCGCAACGTGAACATCCTGGCTGACGGCGACGACGCCGGCATGGAGTTCGCGAGATCGGTCGCGAAGACGCTGCCGAACGCCCGAGTCATCCCCATGCCTGATGGCGAGGATGTCAACTCACTAGTCACATCGCAGGGCAAAGACGCTCTGCTGGAAAGGATCTGATGAGAACACTGTTCGCTCCGATCACGGTGTACACGCAGCCGCTGTGCAAGCCGTGCGACCGGGTGAAGGAGAAGCTGACCGCCGCGGGCCTCGAGTTCGACGCCGTGGATCTCAGCTCCAACGCCGAGGCGTACACCTACGTCCGCGACGTGCTCAAGGCTCGCTCGACGCCGGTCATCGTGACCGACGTGCTCGACCCGATCGTCGGCTACCAGCCCGACAAGCTCACCGAGCTGATCGAGTACTTCTCCGCATCGGAGACCGGCCTGTGAGCATCCTGACCAAGGCCGAGGAGATCATCAACGGTCAGCGAGCCCTCGACTACGGGGACGCACGCGAGAACCACGAACGCATCGCGGGTCTGTGGAACTCCTACAAGCGTGACACCGAGTTCACCCCCGAGGACGTGGCCGTGATGATGATCCTGCTGAAGATCGCACGGTTCATGGAGAACGGGTACCACGAAGACACCGTGGTCGACATCGCTGGCTACGCAGGCGTTCTCGAGAAGATGCAGCTCCCCAAGGAGCAGCGATACCCCGTCCTCGAGCCTCGCGGCTTCGTGGATTTGAAGCTGGAGGATCTGTGACAGATCGAATCGTAGTCATCCCGGACACCCAGATTCCGTTCGATGACCCACGCGCCCTGCGGGCGGTCATCAAGTTCATCGGTGACTGGAAGCCGGATGGCGTCATCCACATCGGCGATCTGATGGACTACCCGTCCCCAGCTCGCTGGAGCAAGGGCACCGCCGAGGAGTTCTACCCGGTGATGATCGAGCACAACGACATCGCCAAGCGTCGGCTCCTGGGCCCGCTCCGCAAGGTCTACGACGGGCCCATCGGAGTGCATGAAGGCAACCACGACTTGCGGCCTCGCGAGTACCTCACCAAGTACGCACCGGCCCTGGCCGAGTTCGAGGGTGCGTTCCACATCAAGCACCTGCTGGACTTCGACGGGTTCGGGATCGATCTGCTCCCGGACTTCAACGAGTTCGCACCGGGCTGGGTCACCACCCACGGCCACCGCGGCCAGATGAGCATCTCTCGCATCGCCGGGGCCACGGCGCTCAACGGTGCGAAGCGGTTCAACAAGTCGGTGGTGATCGGACACACCCATCGCCTGGGAGTGATCAGCGAGTCCTTCGGGTTCGGCTCTGTCGTCGGCAAGCAGGTCACCGGCATGGAGGTCGGCAACCTCATGGACATGAAGCACGCGTCCTACCTCAAGGGCGGAACTGGCAACTGGCAGCAGGGCTTTGGGCTGCTGACGGTCGATGGTCCGTACGTCAAGCCCGAGATCGTCCCGATCGAGAATGGTCGGTTTGCGGTCGACGGCCGAGTCTGGAAGGTCTGAAACTTGACATTCACCAAGCTGCCCTACCTGCACAAGAACCCACGGTCGCGGCGGATCACGTCGAAGGAGGTCCGAGAGGTCTTCGCAGACGAGGTCACACGCGGCCTGGATCGCCGCCTGGACAAGGACGAGTACCTGCGGAGGGTGATGCCTTGAGCGAGAAGACCAACAAGCTGTTCCTGCGAGCCGCACGCTCTGCCCTCGTCGCCTGGAAGGGCGACTTCAACGAGGACGATGAGCTGGCCCAAGAGCTGTGGGTCTGGTATCTCGAGTCACCGGCAGTGCAGAAGAAGATCGACAACGCCGACGCTGCGCTGGCTCAGACGCTGATCCGCGACCAGGCGCTCAACATCCTGGCTGGCCAGGCTCTGGAGAGAGACCTCGAGCGGAACATCTACTCGTCGGACAGCGTCAAGGACGCGCTGCGAGGAGAGAGCACCAACCGGTATCTGCTCGACATCCTGCCGATGGCGATGGAGTGGCTCGACAAGAAGAACGAGATCCAAGCCGAGGAGATCAGGGTCCGATACGAGGACGGCGTCGTTCCTCCGAGGGGATCTGCGGCCGAGGCTCGTCTCAAGCGAGCCGTGAAGTCGCTGACCCAGCGGGTCAACGTCATCGCCCACACCGCCGGCCTGCAGCGTGACGAGGACGGCAATCTCCTCGACAAGGAGGGTCCGGGCAGTGCCGCCGCGATCTTCCCGGAGACGCGAAAGGCGCAGGGGGACGGTCACTCCGATCCCACGGCGACGATCGCTCTGCTGCTGATCGAGCACCCCGAGCTGCGGGACGAGTACCTGTACGAGCCGTCGCTCCCCGAGTTCCTTGGGGGGAGGTGCCATGCACAACCTGCTTGATCCCACGTTCAACGGCATGCCGGGTTCGGAGATGTACCGGGGCGAAGTCTTCCCGGAGCTGTTCCCCGGCCCGCGTATGCGGCTCGAGAACTGGTCGCAGGACGACCTCGAGCAGTACGTCGGGGGGATCTTCACTCCCGGCTACGGACAGAGGGCGGCGTGAAGAAGGGCACCAAGGTGCTCATCGAGCGGGATGAGACCAAGTACCCGGCCAGGGGCACCTGGCGCTGGTTCCGGGGCAAGACAGGCGTCATCACCGCAGTGATCCGCGGAGTCGGAGAGACCGAGTACGGGGTCTCCTTCAGCAAGGACATGCACTCCGACGCCTATTTCAAGCGATACGAACTGACAGAGAGGAAGTAGTGGCAGACAGTGAAATCCCCTGGGGGCCAACGGGAGAGCTTGTCTACAACCGGACATACGCCCGGATCAAGCCAGATGGCACCAAGGAGACCTGGCCCGAGACCGTCGAGCGAGTGGTCGATGGCAATCTTGGACTCGTTGACGTTCGGTACCAGCTACCTGATGAGCGAGCCGAACTCATCCGACTGATGTCGGAGTTCAAGATCCTCCCGGCAGGCAGGCACCTGTGGGCCAGCGGTGTGCGGAACGCTCAGCACCTCTTCAACTGCTGGGTGGCCGGATGGCCCGAGAAGATCTCGGAGCACTTCGAGTTCACCTTCATGCGGCTCATGGAGGGCGGGGGAGTGGGGGCGAACTACAGCAACCACCACCTCGATCACTACGGGCCCGTGCAGCAGGAGCTGTTCGTCCACATCGTCTGCGACCCAGACCATCCCGACTACGAGGCGATGAAGGCGGCGGGCATCCTGTCGACCGAATACGACCCCGACTGGGTCGGTGCCTTCGAGGTCGAGGACTCCCGTGAGGGCTGGGCGGCAGCCCTGACCGATCTGATCGACACCCACTACCGGGACGAGGTCAGTCACTTCCAGCGGGTCTACGACGTGTCGCGGGTGCGCCCTGCCGGGGCGAAGCTCAAGACGTTCGGTGGCCAGGCGAGCGGCCCACAGCCGTTCGCCGAGATGCTGATCAAGGTCTGCAAGCTCCTCAGCGCCAACGTCGACCTGAAGCTGACGGGGATCGACGCGATGATCATCGATCACGCGATCGCTTCCTGCGTGGTGGCTGGCGGCGTGCGCCGGTCGGCGCGGATGTCGATGATGCACTGGGCTGATCCGCAGATCGAGGAGTTCATCAACTGCAAGTCGGAATCCGGTGAGCACTGGACGACGAACATCTCGGTCGAGGTCGATGACGAGTTCTGGGAGGCCGTCAGGCAGCCAGAGGAGTACAGCTACAGCGTCCGGGCTCACGCAGTCATGGAGGCTCTCTCTGAGGGAGCCGTCCGCAACGGCGAACCGGGGATGTGGGACAGCTCGCTGTCCAACGTCGGGGAGCCCAACCGGGTGGTCTGTACTAACCCCTGCGGCGAGATCACGCTCGAGCCGTGGGAGCCGTGCAACCTCGGCCACATCAACCTGGCGGCGTTCGTAACCGACGCCGGGAAGACCGACTACCTCGACCTGATCCGGGCCCACCGTCTGATGACGCGGTTCCTGATCCGGGCGACGTTCTCGGCTGTGGGCGATCCGAAGAGCCGGGAGGTTCTGGACCGGAACCGACGCATCGGCGTCGGGCACCTGGGCGTGGCGTCCTATTTGGCCCTCACAGGCCGTAGGTACTCGCAGGCACCCAAGGACAAGCGGTTCACCCAGTTCTTGCGGGAGCTGGCCGCTGAGGTCGATTCTGCGGCCCTGGCGTACGCCCATGAGCTGAGGATCCCGGTACCGGTGAAGAAGCGGACGATCGCACCGACTGGGACGGTCGCGAAGCTGGCGGGAGTCAGCGAGGGGATCCACCCGATCTTCTCGAAGTACTTCAACCGGCGCATCCGGTTCAACAAGCTCTCGGACGCCGCGGCGCTCGCAGAGCAGGCTGCGCTTGGCTACCACGTCGAGGACGACCTGTTCGCTCCGAACACCGCGGTGGTCACGATCCCGACCAAGGACACCTTGGTGCAGGCCGTGGTCGACCGGTACGGGCGTGATGGCGAGGACATCGTTGAGTCGGCCGACGACTTGACATTGACCGAGCTGCTGGCCTTCCAGGCGCTCTACCAGACGTGCTGGGCAGACAACGCGGTGAGCTTCACCGCCAACGTCAACCCGGACGCCTACTCGCCTGAGTCGCTGGCAGAAGTGCTCCAACGGTTCGCAGGGCTGATCAAGGGTTCCACGATCTTCCCGGAGGCGAGCTTCCCGCAAGCTCCGTACGAGCGAATCACCAAGCAGCAGTACGAATCTGCTGCTGCCAAAGCCGTCGAAGACGGTGTCGATGAAGAGTGCGCCAACGGCGCATGCCCCATTAAGTGAAAGGTAACCAGTTGTCCTACGAAGATCCTTGGAGCAGTGCCCCCGCTCAGCAGTCCGAGCCCGAGCCGCCTGCCGCGGCGACGGTGAGCACCGCCACGGCGGCTGCCGTCGACTCTGTGTCGGTCCAGCACTCCACCGATGGGGTGTCGGCGACGTTCAAGTTCGCTGGCCAGTACAGCGACCCGTGGGTCGTCGTGAAGGGTGCAGACCCGGCTGACGTGCTGTCGAAGGTGAACACCGCCGAGTTCAAGGCGCTGATGGATCGAGTCCAGCAGATCGCCGGTATCTACGCGGGCTCCGGTGCCAAGCCGGCCGGTAACGCGGGCGGCGGCGCTCAGCAGCAGCAGTCGCGGGCCCCGCAGGCGGCGCAGGAAGCGCCGAACGGCGAGAAGCGGTACTGCGCTCACGGCGAGATGGAGTTCAAGTCGGGCGTGTCGAAGAAGACCGGCAAGCCCTACAAGCTGTTCTCCTGCACCGCACCTCGCGACCAGCAGTGCGAGGCGCAGTTCCTCAACGACAAGAAGTAGCTCGCCTACTTGTCATCCACCGGCTCCCTCCCCTTCGGGGGAGGGGGCTGGCCCAACTCTGAGCGGAGAGTATGAAAGTCAAGCTGATTGCAGCCACCGAGGTTGACCCGGATGCGTTGCGCGAGATCGGGTTTGAGCCCGACATCTACACCGGACCCGAGGGTGATGGCCCGTTCGGCGACTTCGATGCCGACGAGCTGGCTGAGTTCGCGGGTCGGAACTGCTACCGATCCTTCCACCGGCCGAACCCGGCCACCGAGGAGAACGAGGACTACCTCGCTCACATCCTCGAGGTCGGCCATGAGTCGGTGCTGGAGCACGCCAGTGCCACGTTCTACATCGAGGCCAGCCGGTCGGTGCTGGCCGAGCTGGAACGGCATCGACACCTGAGCTTCAGCGTGGTGTCGCAGCGGTACGTCGACCCGACGCCGCTGGGCGTTCACTGGCCCCCGGTCCTGGCCCAGCTCCCCGAGCTGGACCGTGCCTACGCCGAGGACACGCTGCTGGCAGCCAAGGACGCGTCTGACCGCGCCTACGCCGCGCTGCTGCAGATCTTCCAGGCGAACGGGTTGCCCCGGAAGCAGTCACGCGAAGCGGCCCGAGCGGTCCTACCGAACATGACCAACTCACCGATGGTCGTGACCGGCAACCACCGGGCGTGGCGGTACGTGATCAAGGCCCGCTGGCACAAGGCCGCGGATGCCGAGATCCGAGAACTGGCAGGGGAGTTGCTGCGGCAGCTCCGGGAGATCGCTCCCAACACCTACCAGGACATCCCCGACGAACCGTACGGAGGCTGACATGGGTCGCAGAGCGACAGTCGTCAACCTCGAGGACCGCTTCCACGTCATCGCGGGAGAGCCGGTACTCGACACGCAAGAGGGCACGCTGCAGATCATCCACGACGATCTCACGGCCCGAGTTTTCAACTGGGACAAGGTCATTGACTTCTATCACATGACCGAAGAAGAGACCCAGTCCACCTTCGAGGATTTTGGAGGATCCGAGTGAAGTACGTGACCAAGAAGCAGCTCCGAGCCGATCTGGCCGACGAGCGGGCGTGGAGCGAATCGTTGGAGAAGGAGAACGATTCCCTGACCGGAGATGTCCTGCGGCTGCGGACGATGAACACCGAGCTGGCCGCGGCCAACCGGAAGCTGTCCGACGCGGCTAACTCTGCGCTCCGCGCCAACCGGGATCTGCGTCAGCAGCTCGAGACGGCGAAGCGGGCGTTCGGAGAGGCGTTCGTCAAGGGCGAGCCCGAGCCGCCCCGCGGCCCGAGCCGGCCGAACCGGAAGAAGCTCACCGAGGCAGACGCCAAGGACATCCGCAACGCCTACTACGGCGGCGCGAAGCAGAAGGATCTCGCCCGGAACTACGGCGTGAACCCGGCAACGATCTCGCGTCTCGTCAGGGGGCTCTACCACTGATGCTGATCAAAGACGTTGAGCGGTACACGATTCCGCTGGGCAGCTTCCACCCAGAGGTCAGGGCCGAGCTGGGGCTGCCGCTAGGCGGCACCACGGTGGCCGAGCTGATCCAGGCTCTGCGGAAGCTCCCGGAGGACGCCGTCGTCACCAACGACTTCGGCGGTTCGAACATCTTCGTCACCCACTACAAGCCGGACATCGACTCGTCGGTCGAGATCGACCCGGCACTCGAGGCGCTTCAGAAAGCACTGTTCTAGGAGGGACATGATCGAGCTGCGGCATGAGGTTCAGGGAGACCTCGTCACCATCAACGTCGTTGAAACACCAGAGGATCTGGCCGGTTTCCGCGACTTCATCCGGGCTCATCTGAACTGCCTCGCCGTCGACACTGAGACCACCGGGCTGGACATCTACAGCGACACCTTCGAGTGCCGCCTGGTCCAGTTCGGTACTCAGGACGAGTCCTGGGTGGTGCCGGTGGAGCTGGGCGACGAGTTCGTCAACGACGTGCGGATCGCCATCGGTGCTCTGCGGACCATCGTGATGCAGAACGCCTCCTACGACCTCCAGGTGCTCGACCAGTGCTTCGGGATCGAGATGGAGGATGTCTGGCCCCGGATCCTCGACACGCAGATCCTGGCCAAGCTGGTGGACCCGCGGCCCTTCGAGGCCGGTGGTTTCGGCCACTCGCTGGAGGAGCTGATCGCGGAGTTCATCGACAAGGAGCAGGCAGAGACGGTCAAGAAGCTCATGGCCAAGCTGGCGGGCGAGCACAAGACGACCAAGGCGAAGATCTGGGCGATCATCGATCTGTTCCACCCGGAGTACCTGAAGTACGCCGGTATGGACACGATCTTCACCGCACGGGTCTGCAAGGCGCTGACGCCGCTGGTGCCCGACGTGAGCCGATCGCTGGTGTCGTACGAGCACAAGATCTCCGAGATCTGCAGCTACATCGACCGCCAGGGCTTCCTGCTCGATGTGGAGTACGCACAGGATCTCAGCGACAAGTGGCTAGCTGACCAACAGGTCTGGGAGGCAATCGCTTTCACTGAGTACGGCGTGGAGAAGGTCAACTCGACCGAGGATCTCGCCGAGGGGCTCGAGGAGATGGGCGTGAAGATCACCGGTCGTACGGAGACCGGCAAGCGCCAGGTCAACGCGGACCTGCTCGACCGGCTCGTCGCTGAGGGCAACGAGCTGGCTGCCATCGCTCAGGAGGCCAAGAAGCTGGGGAAGTGGCGGAAGACGTGGGTGCAGAAGTTCCTCGACTCGCGAGACGCTGAGGACCGCTGCCACACCTTCGTCAACCCCTACGCGGCGCGGACCTCGCGCATGTCGATCACCGGTATCCCTGCCCAGACGCTCCCGGCTGGCAAGGACGACTGGCATGTGCGGCGGTGCTTCCTCGCGGAGCCTGGCGACGTGATCGCTTCGGTCGACTACCAGACGCAGGAGCTGCGCGTGCTGGCGGCGCTCTCGAATGACCCGACGATGATCGAGGCGTTCAAGACGGGTGCGGACCTCCACCAGATGACCGCGGACGCGGCCCAGGTGACCCGCAAGGTCGGCAAGATGGCCAACTTCCTCACCGTCTACGGCGGCGGTGCGAAGACCCTCGCAGAGCAGGCCAAGATCGACTTCCCAACGGCCAAGCGCACACTCGAGGCGTTCGCCCGGACGTATCCGGGTGTCGCACGGCTGAGCAAGAAGCTGGGCAACGAGGCTGGCAAGAAGGGCTACATCGTCACGCCGGTCGGCCGGCGCTTGCCGGTGGACAGCTCGAGGTCGTACTCCGCGCTCAACTACATGATCCAGTCGTCGTCGCGGGACGTGACCTGCCGAGCCCTGATTCGCCTCCATGAGGCCGGATACACGCCGTACCTACGGTTGCCTATCCACGACGAGATCGTGGCCTCTCTGCCCGAAGCAGAGGCCGAGAAGGCTGCAGCACACATCGGCCAGCTCATGGCCGAACAGATGGGCCCCGTGCTGATCGGAACCGACCCCGAGGTCGGGAAACGGTCCTGGGGATCGCTCTACGGCGCTGACTTCTGAGTCGCGCTTGACATACACCAAGGAGAGAACATGCCACAGGCGAAAGTAGTGCTGCCAGCTCCCAACGGGCTGGACGAGGAGCTGATGGGTCTCGCGATCTACAAGCTCACCCAGTTGGGCACCATCGAGGGCGACGAGATCGGCGTGTTCACCGCCGAGCGCCCCGAGGGCATCCCGGCCGCGACGTGCCCGGAGGACACCGTGTTCCTCGAGTTCCGCGCCCAGCTCATCCCGGACCTGGGGCGGCGCTGATGTTCGGACTGAACCTGCAGTGGCACGGCGAAGGCGATGCCGTGCAGCCAGAGGCGTTCCGGCCCACCAACTTCAAGCTGACGCTGGAGTACGGCGACGAGAAGGTCGAGATCGTCACCACGGCCACCCCGGAGATCCAGAGCGACCCGGACTACTTCCGGTGGACCGCTCACAAGCTCTGGGACAGCATGGTCGACGCCCTCAAGGACAGGGGGCTCATGTAGTGCCGACAGCTCAGAAGGCTGCCATGTTGCAGCCTGTCTCGAAGCACTTCCTCGAATGGTTCGCCGGGGACGCTGAGGAAGCCCTCCAGAAGTCAGCCCGGATCAAGTTCGAGGAGCTGGGCCAGGTGGTCGGCAACATCACGTCGAAGGTCTTCGAGCGGGAGTCCATCGGCGGGATCACCTTCCCGTGGGAGTACGAGATCGACGGCGAGATCGTCCGCATACCAGACGATTTCGTCATGATCCGCTACGAGGCGTTCGTCATCCCCAAGGAGGCAGCTTGACAGAGCACCGCTTCGCAGAGGTCGTGGTGACCGACAAGGCCGTCATCTTCGACGGCAAGGAGCTGCCCTGGCACATCGCCCAGGACGGGATCCGCTACGACCGCAGCTACTACGACGACATCGGACGGCTGAGCATCGACTTCCTGGTCGAGGACGTGCATTTCACGCTCCGGGAGCCGAGGGGCTTCATCGATCTCTACCGGGAACGGTTCGTCCGGTGGGAGGACGAGCACAACGACCGGTGGGACCGGCTCACTGCCGAGACCTGGCTCAACCACTGGCTACAACTGGGCGCGTTCATCGCGCTCGAGGAGGAGTACGCGTGATCGACACCGACGACCAGGACCACCAGTTCTTCGACATCCTCTACCAGCAGTGGTCGAAGACCTCGATGGCCGAGCACGGCTACTGGGTGGTCGAGGAGGACGAGTCATTCCCCGGCTGCTTCAACGTCATCGCTGTCCACCAGAGCGAGGACGCACGCAAGCCGATCGCAGCCTTCATGTCGGAGGAGGATGCCGACTTCATCGCGGGCCTGCACGGTGCCGTGCCGGAACTGATCCGCCGTCTGCACGACGCGATCGATGAGGCTACCCGGAAGGACGAGGCGAACGACATCGCACAAGGGCAGCTCGCTGACGCGCTGCTCGAGAACATCGGCCTGCGGGCCGAGATCCACGAACTAGAGCGACATCTCGAAGAAGGAGGACCGCGCTGATGCCGCAGAGAGCATCGATCCAACAGACCGCCGACTACCTCGGCGTGAGCACCAGGACCGTCCGAAACTACATCGCGGACGGCAAGCTGAAGGCCGTGCGTCTGGGCCCGAGACTGATTCGCGTGGAACGTGATTCGGTCGAGGCGCTCATGCGACCGATCGGCAACTAGTGAGACGCCCCGGAGGGGCCGGCGATCAACCGGCCCTTCTGGGGCCTTTTTTTGTGCCTGAAAACTACATAGGTTCTCTATGCATTCCCGATGCTGACGCCTGAAGGCAGGTAGCCGGGTTCCCCCTCCGGGATCGTCGCGTCGGTCACGTCGTAGTGGACCTTCTCGATGATCTTCATGTCCACGTCCCGAGCCTCGTAGTAGGTGCATGTGACTGAGTACGTGCCACTGCACGTCGTCTTCGCCGGTCTGGTGTGCGCCGGGACAGAGATGAGCCTGCCGCGGGTCCAGCTCCCGTCCGGTCGCCGCGGGCCGTCGCAGATGGTTCGTACCTGGCTGCCCAGGAATCCCCAGCGGATGTTGTCGCATCCTGGGTCGTAGTCGGACGGCCAGGCCAGCTCGTCCGCTTGGGCTGTCGGTGCCAAGATCGACGCGCCGATGGCCAGTGCTGCGATGGTTGACGTGATCTTCAAGGTGATCCCTCTCTATTTTGTTGTTGTTGCGCCCGGTCGGGCGCAGTCAAGCTGCTTCTGCAAAGTCCCTGGTCAGAACGGGCGCTGAGATCGATTCTGAGCCACTTTCCTGGTCTCCCCGGTAGAGGAGGACGGTCAGATGTGTGGCTGCGAGGAGCCAGAGCGGCGGAATGGCCGCGATGAACATGCCCACCGGCCCGTGGGGCTGAGCGTGGGCCACGTTGCCTGCCACCGACACCATCGAGGACAGCAGCAGCAGGGTCCAGGCGTACCAGCCGTGCTGGCGCAGGGCAACGGTCGCCATCGTGGCGACGATGATCCCCCCGTCGATGACGAGAGGCAGCATCCACGACTGCTCGGGGGTCACGCCGTGGGTCACGGCGAGGTCCGACAGCGCGGTGAACGAGAGGGCGAACGCGAGACCGCCGACGGCGATCGTTCCTGCGGTTGCAACTCCCACTGCAACCTTGCGACGTGCGAGAATCATCGAGCACCAGCTCCTATCTGGTGTACCGCCCTCTGGTCTGTTGGCGCAGGCCAGGGGGCTCTTTCATTCGGTTGTCGAGAGTGAAGGTAGCTGGGTATGCAACCTTACGCAACCGTGAAAGGCCAGGTCAGAAGAGTCACGAATAGGGTCACGCAACCCTGAAATGAAGAAGGCCAGAGGGCGAAAATACCCTCTGACCTGCGGAGCGGGCGACGGGAATCGAACCCGCGTAGCTAGTTTGGAAGTACAGTATCCCTCAACGAGCATAGTGCCTGCTCAGAAGGTATTTTGACCTCGGTTCTCCGTGCCCCTGAAAGTGAAAGAAAATGCAGCTCGTTGCAGCGCGTTGAGTCACGAGGGTCATGCTAGAGTCACGGCTCATGGCAGCTAAGAAGACAGCTACTCGACGCAGTTGGGGGAAGCTCAGGACCATCGGATCAGGACGCATTCACGCCTCCTACATCCACGACGGGGTCCGGTACAACGCCCCCACGACCTACGACAACCGCATGGACGCCGAAGCCTGGCTGGCTCGCGAGCACAGGCTCATCGAGATGGAGACCTGGACCCCTCCCGCTGAGCGTCAGGCGAAGAAGGCAGTCTCGGCCATCACGGTCGAGGAGTACACCAAGAAGTGGATCGCGGAGCGCGACCTCGCAGGCGGCACGAAGGATCTGTACACCACGCATGCGAAGAAGCGCATATATCCGGTTCTGGGAGACACCCCGGTGGTCGACATGACACCAGCCCTCGTACGGCAGTGGTGGGCTGGCATGGGCAAGCAGTACCCGACGGCTCGTCGGCACGCCTACAACGTACTCAGGGCCGTCATGAACACCGCCGTCGAGGACAAGCTGCTGACCGAGAACCCGTGTCGGATCGAGCAGAAGGCTCCCGCTGAGCGCGACGTGGAAGCTCTCACGCCGGAAGAGCTGGACATCGTGGCGGGCGAGGTGTTCGAGCACTACCGCGTGGCGGTCTACATCCTCGCCTGGACGAGCCTGCGGTTCGGCGAGCTGATCGAGCTGCGCCGGAAGGACATCGATGACGACGGGGAGACGATGAAGCTCCGCGTGCGCCGCGGCGCGGCCCGCGTCGGCCAGAAGGTCGTCGTCGGCAACACCAAGACAGTCCGGTCGAAGCGGCCGGTGACCGTGCCGCCTCACGTCGCTCAGATGATCCGCGAGCACATGAAGGACCGGACCAAGATGAACAAGGGGCCCGAGGCTCTGCTGGTGACCACGACTCAGGGCAACCGGCTCTCGAAGTCTGCGTTCACGCGCTCGCTGAAGAAGGGCTACGCCAAGATCGGCAGAACCGACCTCCGCATCCACGACCTCCGGGCCGTGGGTGCCACTCTGGCAGCCCAGTCAGGGGCCACCACGAAGGAGCTGATGGTGCGCCTGGGCCATACGACCCCTCGCATGGCGATGAAGTACCAGATGGCGTCTGAGGCCCGCGACGAGGAGATCGCGAGGAGGATGTCGGAGCTGGCTGGGGCCTAGCGGCTCCTCCCGCGCCTCTTGCGCTTCACCTTTGGCGGAAGCGGCGGGACGAACTCCTGCGTCCCGTCCGCCTTCGTCACCGTGACCGGGCCCGCCTTCGGGCGGATGTCCACCACCTTGCGACGGGCTTTGGGCGTGTACTCGATGCCGTAGCCCATCACATCCACCTCAGCACTTCGATGCCGTCTTCGATCTCTCGGACCCTGCGCTCCCTCGCCTCGAGTTCGACGGAGAGTTCTCGCATCTGACGCCTGATCCTAGCGGCGTCCGCAACAGCTACCCGGTGCTCAATCTCCAGCTCTCGGATCAGATGCTCCCGCTCGCGTGAGGTCATCCGGGCGATACGTTTCACAGCTACCTCCCACCTCGGCCCCCTGGCGGTTGACGGTAACGCAAAAAATCCCCCCTCCCAAGATCAAAATGACCTTGAAAGGGGGGATTGTTCGCTCTTTGTACCTACGCGATTCCGACGCGGGTTACCGTGAAGTAGGTCTGCGACCCATCCGACAACGACGAGTCGCCGGTATTGGACATGTTTGCGGTGGTGTAGAAGCCAGGCTCGATGTAGTCGCCGGGGTTCAACGGGACGATGAAGGATGCGTAGGTGGCGTCCTCCTGCGTCGTGTTGAGGCTGATGCCTAGGTTGAGCTGGTTGCCGGTATAACCGCCGCGAGCGTAAAGCGTGCCGTTCTTGTAGAGCACGCCGTATCCGAAGTTGTTCGACGCCCAAACACCGTGGAAGACGCGGTACTGCACCAGGTAGGTTCCCTGCTTCGTCGCCGTCAGTCGGCAGTTGGTGCTCGGCGTGTACGTCAGGTCGTCCGACTGGTAGTCGATGGTCTCGAAGAAGTTGTTGGGCAACTTCCCTGTGCCGCTTGGGATGGTCGTGTCGGTCGTCGTGCGCCGAGAGGCGCGGAACGTCGTGCCGATGACGGCAGGAGGGGCGTTGTCTACGACTGACGCACCCGACACCTGGCCTGGGGTCTGCTTGCCGTTGGTCTCGGTGTAGCTGCCCCAGTAGCAGTGGTTGTTGTCCACCACGCTCTGAGCGCCGACCGGCTCGATGAGATCGACCACGACCGAATCACCGGAGAGCACCTGGTGACGGCGCGGATCGTTGCCGACGCCGCAGATCACCGTCATGTCCAAGTTCCACGTCAGCGGGATGTTGGACTGCCAGACGTACTCGATGCCGTTCTTTACGCATCCGATGTCGCCCCGGTAGCTCAGGAAACCTGTGCAATAGCCGCGTGCGAACACGTAGTCGGTCCCGGCCGCGTTGGCGCGTGCGATCGACCAGATGCGTGGCTTCTGGCCGCTGCTGTTGTTCTCCGGTGCCGTAGCCAGCGTGCCTCGCACCTTCTGGTACGGAGTCAGCGTGGGAGTCGGGTACAGCAGCAGAGCGTCACGGTCGCCGTTGTCGACCAAGTTCCAGACCGCTCGGCCGTTCTTGATGCCCAGCGTCGAGGTGCCTGGACCGCTGTAGGTGATGTTGAAGATGCCCGAAGGGAATGCGCCGTCCGGGTAGCCCGAGAAGTCGACGTTGAACCGTCGACCGCCGACGTTGGTCGAGTCGTTCTCCGACTGCAGCGCCTGCACGTCTCGCGTCACCTTGGTGAGCTGCCCGAACAGTTGCTCCATCGTGGCCTTGGCGTCAGCCAGTCCCGCTCCGATGATCTCGTTGCCGCTCTTGGACGCACCAGAGAGCGCGTTGGTCGCGGCGTCGACCAGAGACTGCAGGTCCGGGAGCTTGCCGATACCCAGCGACGGGATCGTAGCGGCCGGCGCGGTGCCGGTCAGCTTGCTGGCGTCCAGCGGATCGCTCACCCCTAGCTTGGACGCGATGTCCTGTGCCAGGTTCTGGATCTTTGACTGCGGCAGCGTAGGTATCACCGCTGTGGGAGCGGTGCCAGACAGCTTAGACGCGTTGAGCGTCGAGTTGCCGGTGAGCAAGTTCAGCACCCAGTTGTCGAGCTGCGTCGGCGTCGAGTTCACGACGCCCGTCAGGGCGTCCCGAATCCCCTGTTGCGCCCTGGTGACCGCATTGTTGATCTCTGTCTGCAGTCCGGTGATGTTCTCCTTCGGGATCATCGACTCGCCGGTCAGCAGGCTCAGGAGCCAGTTGTCCACGTCTGTCGGCGTGGCGTTGACGATGCCGGTGAGCTGATCTCGGAGCTGCTGAGCACCGTTCTGCAGCGCCGTCTGAATGTCGTTCTGCTGCTGGTGATACCAGTCCTTGACGGCCTGGACCGCCTCGTTGATCGGCGTGACGATCAGACCGCCGAGGATCTCGAGGATCTGCTTCACCTCGGTCGACACGACCTGGTAGGTGCTCGAGACCCACTCATCGAAGTCGCCAGACAGCAACGCCTTTGGAAGGTTGGACAGGTTGCCGATGATCGTGCCAACCGATGTGGTGATGTCGATGAAATCGTCATCCACCGTGCCGGGGATGATGTGCTTGAAGAACTGCAGCGACTCCAGCGGCAGCTTCTTGAGCTGGTCCTGCAGGATCTGGACCGCGTTGCCGTTCGTCGGCATCGGTACGCGGACCATGTCGCGGATCAGTTGCTCGGTGTAGTTCTGGCCGAAGTTGAAGTCGCCTCCACCGATCTCGAACGCGCCGTCTGACCCGATCGCCTCAAGGGGCGTTGTGGGGTAGGTCGTCATTTATCCTCCTACGTTGTAGACCACGCGGAGCTTGTCGCCCTCGATCCGCTCGATGCGCTCGGTGCGAAGCTCTTCTCGCAGACCTCCGATGTCGCGCCGTGTCTCGGCAAACCCCTCTCGCACAAGGCGATTCAGGTCATCGATGTCATCGCGTAGGTTGGTGGTGTGGCTGTTGGCTACGTGCTCCTTGATTACTCCAAGCTCTTTCGTCTGCTTGCGGTGGGAGCTGAGAAGCACCGGGCCAATGACGCCTGCGAGACTGAATGCGGAGATGATCGCCAGCGCGATCACGTCCATCCATGAGTCCGGGTTGAACGGAGTCACCCTGTGAACTCCTCGGCCATCGAAGGTCCGGGGGAGTTGTCCGGGATCATCCCGGCGGCTCGATACTGGCGAAGCATCGCTTCGTTCTCCTGTTGTGTCAGCTTGCGGATGTCTGGGATGCGGACGGGCTCGGGATCGGGCTCGTCCTTGCCGACCCATCGGGCGGCGTTGTTCATGTCATGGCGCTGGCCTCGGAAGGCCGGCTGAAACTTGATCTCCTGGTCGGGAAGCTGACTGACGTGGATGTTGCCGTCCTCATCAGCCAGCTCCCGGAGCCAGTCGACGTGCCGAAAGCCGCACCGCCACAGGTGCTCCGACCAATCCGCCAAGTAGTGCGGGTGCGTGATCGCTCCGACGCCTGCAACCATCGGGAGGTTGCGAAGCGCCCATGCGACGTGCTCTCGCGGCTTGTTCGGATCGTGGGACTCTTGTGACGGAATCATTGGCGTGCCTTTCGGTTTAGAGAATCCCCGCCTGGCCAAGCCCACCGTTGATGCGCTTGACCTCTTCGAGGATGGATAGAGCTGGGTTCTTCGATTCGCGGTAGCCGATCTCGATCTCCAACGGCTTGGGACCATCGGTGCCCTGGCTGTACTTGATCTTCTTGATGCGCTCCACGAAGAGCTGGTGCTCGACGGGGTAGCCCAGAACGGACGTACCGACTCGGTCGCCGATCCAGCAGTGCCCGTAGGGCTTTGGCGCGAAGATGTACGGAGCCGCGTCTGAGACCTTCAGCGTGTGAGCCGTCCTGGCCCTCGTCTTGTAGATCTCAGCGGCCACGGCCGCGAACGCGCTCAGGGTGAACGCCTTCATCGACCCGTCGGCCATGTTCTCGAAGTAGTGGAAGTCACCTAGGTCGGTGATCACGTCCTCGAGCCCGGAGATCGGCAGATGGATGCCCGACGCACGCAGCGTCGGCACTTCCATGAACGCGCCGAACACATCGGTGTACAGCGGCTGCAGGATCGCGTCGAGCGTCCCGCCCAGAGGCGGCAGGTCGACAAACCCGCCGATCGCCTGGTTGATCAGGCTGGTGAGGAAGTCCCCACCCATGTTGATCAGCGTGCTGATGCCCTCGTTGATGCCCGGAGCTGACTGACCGCCTGCCAGGAAGCTGGTGTCAGTGGCCTCGTAGTACGAGAACTCCGACGACTTGATGCCGGTGAGCGGACCCTCCTCGAACACGACGTGCGGGGCCATCGGGCTGGTGCCCAGGAAGTAGGGGATGTAGTACTCGCCGGGGAACGTGTAGTCGCCCGTGAATACGTCGACACCCTCGACCTGACCGTCACCCGCGAGGGTCACAGCGGCTCTGAGGAAGCCGGTGAGCCACGAACCGCCGAAGGCGGTCTGTGTACCCCAGCCCGAGTTGTCCTCGATGTCCCAGACGACGCAGCCGTCCCGGAGGGGGATGAGCTGCAGCAGATCCTCGAGCGGATCGATGCCCCAGACGCCCTTGAGATCCTCGAACGGATGCGGGTCGCGGTCCTTGATGTACCGGCGACACGTCAGCGTGAGCTGGTGGTCCTCGAGGAACCTCTTGGCCACTTCGTAGAACGTGCCGAACCGGCTGAACACCATCGTGATCGGACTGTTGTCCGCGAGGAACGGGAACGGCTTGACGATGTTCCGCCAGTTTGCTGGGTTGAAGCTCGGGCCCATCCACTCATTGATGTCCGTAGGGTCATCGGGGAGTGTCCACAGACTCGTCTCCAACCGGAGCAGGTTGACGAACAGCGTAACCAGCAAACACCACTTCGCCGGCCCGAAGATGATCCACACCTTGGGAAACTGCACTTCAGGGCGCAGGAAAGGGTTACACCAGACGCGGATATGCTTGGTCTGCTCGAAGTCGTGCAAAAACACGATCTCGAGGTAGGCGTCTCCCGAGTCGGTCTTGATGACCCGGTAGTGGTCCATCATCCCGGTCCAGCGAGCGTTCTGCTTCTCGATGTTGAGAATCACATTTCGCTTTGCTCGACCGCGGTGGTTCATCACCCACTTGGACAGGTAGTGCTCCAGCGAGAGCTGCAGGGTCGCGGTGCCCGTCTCGTTCTCGATGAACTCCCACTCGAGCAACCGCTCGCCAGCGACCACGCCGCGGAGGCGGAAGTCGCCGTCGCGCAGCTCTACGTCGGCCGGTGCCAGCCGTGCCTGCTCGCGCTTGCAGCGCCGCAGTTGGATCTTCTGCCAGAGATCTTCGGCCTCACGAACACTCGTCAGACCACTCACTCGAGCCCCCAGCAGCGCGTCCACGGCCTGGGAAGGCGCAGGGTTACTACTTGGCCCGGAGCGCAGCCTGACGCCTCTATGACGAACTCACGCTCTTCGGTGTAGGGCGGGATCATGTTGCGGAACCGGACGCCGTTCATCCGGGCCCAGACCTCGCTGCCCGACTCTGAGCTGATCTGCTCCTCGCGGCGGTCGGTGTCGATCACGCAGTTCTCGCCGTAGATGAGCCCCGGCGTCTTGAGACGACGGTTCTCGAACTCGGGATCCTCGAACGAGTAGTCCGGGATGATGAACTGAGTGAACGGAGCCCGCTCCCACGGGATCGGGACGCCTGGCGGGAACGGCCAGGGGAACTCGGGCACCTTCTCGGTGGAACCGGGGACGGTCCACTTCGGCGCGATGTACTCGTCGGTGGGGTTGAGCCCACCCTGGTCGCGGCCGACCTTGATCCTCAGCGTCTCCTTGGGGAGCTGCTCCCACGGCCACTGGCCGGGGATGTCGAAGAACGTCGGGTCGAACCGGGTGTCGGTCTTGGTCTTGGCCGAGAAGATCTTGTCGTCCTCGTACCAGAACGGGTCGTAGGCAATGCAGTTCATCACCGTGAGGTTGATTTCATTGCCACGCGGGTCGGTTTTCATCTCGACCTTGGGGGACTGGAACAGGCGCAGCTTGAGGTAGCGCGTCCCGGAGTCCGGGGTGGTCACGTAGAGCTTGCAGTCGCGGTTGAACTTCCACGCCTTGCGCCACTCGCTGTCACGCGAGAGCCAGCTCTTGGGACCGCTCTTGGCATCGTTGAGGATCTGAACCCCGAAGACGATGTCCCGCTTCAGGATTCGGTGGTTCAAGTAGCGAGCGCCGGGGTAGTTACCCGGCTCCTCAATCACGACCTTGACGGGAGGGTCGTAGAAACAACCCTCCACGTCTGTGGCCAGGAACACGCCCTGGTCACCGGTCGTCAGATTGAAGAACTCACCATTGACACCCTCGAGTTCAACGATGGTGTCGGTGATCAATGCTTACCTCCTGGTGTATGTCAAGTGCGGCCCACGACAGCGAGCGCGTCGTTGCTCTCCTGACGCTGCTTGATGTCGAGTGCCTCATCGACAGAGCCGATGTTGAAGATGTACTTCGTGCCCTCGGTGAGCGCCTTGGAGATGAACCCTTCGCCCGAGATGCCGATGTCCGAAAGGAACTGCTTGCCAGTCGCCTTCGCGAAGTCGACCGGGGATGCCATCAGCTTGGAGACCTGCTCCTCGAGCGACATTCCCTTTGAGCCAGAGCTGGTCTCGTCGTTGTAGTCGCCTGCGAGGTCGAGCATCTCCTTCTGCGCCTGGAGCTGATCCTTCATGTCGCGCAGCTTCTGGGCCTCAGCCTTCAGCGACTCGTCTCCGGTCGCCTTAGCCTGCAGCTCAAGGGCTTTCGCCTGCCGCTCGTACTTCTTGATCTCGGTGCCGAGCACCTTCTCCATCCGGCTCACGTCCTGCTTGGAGAACCCCTGGAGGGCAGCAGTCGGATCTTCGGTTCCGCTGGCTACCGCCGCGGACACCTGAGCCGCCAACGCCTTGGCCTGCTCGAGGACGGGCGCGAAGCCCTTGTCGAGACCGATGGCGTAGCCCTGGCCGGTGTTGATGCCGAACTGCTCGAACAGCTTCGACGGCGAGTGGATGCCGAGGAAGTCGGTGACCGCCCCAGCGACACTCGACGCCAGCTCCTTGGCCTTGGAGACCGCGGCGCTGACCATGTTGCCGATACCGTTGATGAGCCCCTGGACGAGGTTCTTACCGGCCTGCAGGCCGATGTCCATCAGGTTGGCCAGAGCGGACTGGATCATCCCCGGCAGCTCTGCTGCCTTGGCTGCGATGTCCGCGGCCCCGCCAGCGAAGCTGGCCACCCACTCGGAGATCTTCGAGATGACCCCGGTGATGATTCCCGTCAGGTTCGCGATGGCACCGATGACCGGGCCCGCGATGGACACACCCACCTGGATCGCCGCGCCAGCCACGCTGATAAGCGCCTGGGCCAGCGGCATGATCGTCGGCAGCATGTTGGCGAACGACTGAGCCAGCGACACCACAGAGGGCATCAGCTCAGCGATCTTGGGGACCAACTGGATGAAGGCCGGAACCAGCGTGCTCATGATCGTCGGTGCCAACTGGAGCACCGCACCGACCATCTGGCCGAACGCCGTAGCGAGCTGCGGCAGGTACGGGCCAAGCTGGGTTACCAACGTGGTCGAGAGCTGCTGGAAGCTCGAGATGAGCCCAGGAAGTATCGGCTGGAGCGTCTGGAGAGCCGTCAGCAGCGCCGTGCCGAGGGCACCGGCTATCTGCGTCAGGATCGGGCCCAGCGCCTGCAGCGAGCCCGTCAGCAGTGTGCCGAGGGTGCTTGCCAGCGTGGTGAACGCGGGCGTGAGCGCCGTGATGACCGGAGCGAGCTGAGACAGCGCCGTTCCGAGCACGTTGCCGAGCAAGCTCGACAGGGAGGTCAGAGCGGGCATCAACGCGATGAACGCGTCACCGAGCCCGTTGATCAGCGTCGACAGAGGACCGCCGAGCTGTCCCATCGCCTGCACACCGGACTCCATGAGCCGGGAGAACAGGTTGAGGACGCTGCCCAACACCTGTGCCATTCCCTGCATGGCGGCGTTGAACGATCCGTTCGACGTGATCCGGTTGACCATGTCGCCGAACGTCGTGGAGAACTGCTGCAGAGGCCCGAGTAGCGTGCTGAACTGCTGAGCGCCCGCGGTGGCGAGCGTCATGAACGACCGGGTGAATCCCTCGACCACGGGGCTGAGTCCGCGGAAGAACGCTCCCGTCTGGCTGAGGATGGTGCTGAGCTGCTGCATCCCCTGGCTGCTGGTCACCACGTTGGTGAAGCCCTGCGCCATCTCGACAAGACCGCCGGCCACTGCCTTCATGCCGGTGGTCAGAGGCCCGTTGATGAGCGGGGTGAGCTGCTGGAAGATCGGGGTGAGACCCTGCTGGAACACCGCGGAGACCGACGCCTTGAGAGCATCGAACTGCGGCGTCAGCGTCTGGGCTGCCGCCTTGATGCCGTCCATGCCCAGCGCGACCGCGCCAGCGCCCGCGCCGAACGCGGCCATGAGCGACGGGAGACCGGCCAACAGACCGGCCACCAGGCCGACGGCCGGTGCCGCCAGTGCGATGACACCGACACCGATCCAGGCCATCCGGGACATGCCCAGGAAGCCCTGACCCATCGACATGATCTTCTGGGTGGTCTTCTCGGCGTCGTCGCCGATGTCGGCGATGGGACTCTTGCCGTTCTTGCCGAACAGCTTGTCGAGTAACCCGCCCTTCTGATCCTTGTCGACGTTGATGTCGACCGGGATGTTGACGCCTCGGGCAGCCTCGGCCTTGAGCTGAAGCATCAGCCGCTTGAAGTCGGCCTTGGCCTGGGCCGCATTCAGGTCGGCGTTGACCGGAATGTCGGCGCTCAGCTCCTTCTCGATCGCCTCGAGGTCGCTCTTCAGCTCCCGCCGAAACTTCTTGGTATCCGGGCTGACTTTGACTGAGATCCGTGCGACCTCTACGCCAGCACTATTCGGCATTCGCCTCCTCCCTTTCCCTTCGTTCTCGCGCTGCCTTCTTCGCTGCCACGACCATCGCGGCGAACGAACCCGGCTTGGGCGCTTCGTTTTTCGGTTGTGTGTCGTCGGGACGGGGGTACGGCTTGGGTGCCTTCGGCTTCGCCTTGTTCTGATCGCGGTGGGCCATCATGAACAGGTGGTTGCCGCCTTGGATCGCGTCGTAGATGTCCGCGAGCGCGTAGCGGTCCTCGTCCCAACCCCGGAACTGCTGCCCACCACGACGCTCCGCGTAGAAAGCGCCATCCTTCGGTAGGCAGAGCACCAGGGCCAGAACGAATCTCGGCGTCAGCGGATCCTCATCGCGGAACAAGTCGCGCAGGTCTACCTGGTAGTACTGGCGAAGGTCAGCGAGGAGAGCCCCGCCGAACTTGTCGATCAGTTCGGCGAGGGCGCGGCTTCCCCCAGTTGCGTCTCCCGCATCCAGGTGCGGAGCACTGCGCCGTACAGCTCAGCGCGGATCTGCGGCTCTTCCTCGGTGTCCAGCTCCGCGAGCAACTTCCGGGGGGAAGTGGCGATCAGCCGGAACACCTTGCCGACGACATCGCAGACCTTCTCTGCGTACTCGTCCAGCAGCTCGTCAGCGTCCTCGTCGTCCTCATCGATGTCGGGGATGTCTTCCATCTCCTTGACGGCCTCGACCACCGCTTCGCGGGTCTTCTTGCCGAGCTTCAGGAGCGGCTTCAGCTCGACGGTCACGTCCTCCGACAGGCCGATCTTGACGGGCTGGTACTTCTTGCGGGTCTCTTCGCGCATCGCGTCGAGGGTGAATACGTTTGTCATGGCGAACCTTTCGTGTGTTGGCGGGCTGGGAATGGCGGGCTGGAGGGGGAGGCAGGCCCGCCAAGGAAACCTCCCCCTCCGGGGTGACAGCCGGGTGGCTGTCAAGTTCGAACTACGGACCTGCCGGGTTGAACAAGTCCTCGTTGATCCACGAGAACGGAACCTCGGTCTGGTAGTCGAGGTAGGTGAATCGCACCGGCAGCGAGGCCAGGTCATCGATCGGCAGGTCGATCGAGTCGTCACGCTTGACGCTCGTCTTGTGCGCGTGATGGCCCAGGCGCAGGTCGCCGTCTTCGATCACGACCAGCAGCGCCTTCTCGTTGGTCTGGCCGGTCTTCACACCGAACACACCGGGGGTCGAGACGGCGTTGGGGCCGTAGTACAGACCCAGCGAGTCCTCATCGAACTGGTGCAGCAGGACCGTCACGAAGTCGATCGGATCCTCGGTGCTGATCTCGCGGAGCTTCTTCTTCTGCCAAGAGCCCTTGACTTCGGAGTCACCGCCGTCGAAGCCGAACTCGGGGAGAGTGCCGCGGCTGGTGTGGCCCACGCTCTTCCAGCCGGTCACACCGGACCACGTCTCGGGGCTGGTGAGGTTGAGGGTCTTGAGAGCGGACGGCGAAGGCGGCGCGGTGCCTTCCGCACCGACGTACACGTAGCCGACCGCCGCAGTCAATACTGCGTCGTCGTTTTCTGCCATGTTGGCTTTACCTTTCGGTTAGGTGGTGGTGGATCTCGGTCTGCGGACGCCGAGCCTGATCAGACCCTGGATGCGCCAGGAGTCCTGGTAGAGCGAGCTGAACTGAGTCGCGCCCATCGTTTCGTACATCGACTGCAAATAGCCTGCGGGCGTGACGATTTGGTCATGCACCGCGTCGTACAGAACGTCGAGGGCTTCCTCGTACAGCTCTTCCGTTTCGATGAGACCTTCAGTGGTGTAGGCCGTCATCTCGATCACCGGCAGCGTGTGCAGCCGCGGTGCCTTCGGATTCCTGATGCCGCCGATGCGGCGGATGTTGATCATCGGGAACTCCCGGTAGTCCACGTCAGGAACCCACGTCGTGATCGTGACGCCTTCCATGCGGGGATCTGCCCGGAGTATCGGGGCCACCACCTTCTGGACGCGGGGTAGCCGCTGGTTTGCCATGCGGCCTCCTTACGAGACCACGCCGCCGATGGCGGCTCTGGTCAGGATGTATTCCGCTGCAGGCGGTTTCGTGTCCGTACCGGCGAAGAAGCCAGACGGGTCGTGGCCGAACTCGAGGGCCATCGCGTTGGGCGCATGCAGCACCGTGTGGAAGTCGACATCGCCGTCGACCTCTTCGATCTCGGCTGGGAAGTAGCCCTCTGGCGTGATGCGGGAGGTCTTGTTCGCCTTGGCCAGGTTGTCCTTGGCTCGACGGGTGACCTTGTTCCGCTCGCCCCTGACGGCGTCTCTCGTCTCGGCGCACCGCGCCGCGACCTTGTTGGCCTTCGCGTAGACGGTCGCCATCAGTACCTCTTGATCGTGTAGTCGACCCGCGACAGCGCGGGGGAGGAGTCGTAGACGGTGGCGTCTCCGAAGAGCGCCCACCGCTGACCTCGCCACTCGATCTCTGACTGCATGCCGAGGATCCCGTGCTCCTTGGTGAACGAGCGCGGGAAGCGCATCCGGTAGACCTTCTCGGACTCGAAGCCCTCGTTGTCCTGCTCAGCACGTCGTGCCGACGTACCGGACTGGTTGGCAACCTGGAATCGGGCGATCGCGGGGATGCCCGTCTTGGACGGCCGCGTGCGCTTGTTGCCGTCGCTGTCGACCGTCAGCTCTTCGGGGTAGACGATGCAGGGCTGGTACCGGGCACCGGTATCGAGGAGGCTCATCAGAGCACCGCCGTCCGGGCGGTCTGCCTCTTGACGTTGGCCCACTCGATGCGCCAGTCGTGGACGCAGTAGCAGATCGGGGGATCGGCGTCGTGGTCGCAGTTGTAGGCGTTGACCTTGTCGGGGGTGACGGCCGGCGTGTTGGCCGGGTAGTTGATGGGTGCCGGGAAGTGGTCGCTCGCGCTCACGTCGGCATCACCAAGTTCGGGACGATGACGCCCATGCGCTTGATGGAGTTGACCCCGAGGGTCTCCCACTCCTCATCGAGGATGACGAGCTTGCCCTGCGACAGGTCAGACGCGAGCTGGTAGGTGTACGCCCCGTCGGTCTCCGAGAGGTACCCCTCCGGGTTACGCACAAGGCGCAGAACAGCATCGGCTTCGATGTCGATCAGGTCGGCCTTGAACGTCGGGCTCAGGATCACCTTCACGTCCAGGTCGGGGATCCGGCGTCGGATCATCCGCTCGACCTGTTCCAGCCTGCGGCCGATGAGCGCCATGACTTCCGGCTCAGGCTCCTTGGCCCACAGAACCACTACGTCGTTGGCGGTCGCGTGTGCCACGGGTTACTCCTCGTTGGTCGGCTCCTGGGGAGCTGGTTGCTTGGGTGCGGCTCTCCGGGCCGGTGCCTTGCGGGCTGGCCTCGGGGCCTCGACGGCCTTGAACAGGCCGCTGGAGATCAGTTGCTCGGCGTACTCGGGATCGACATCCGCGAACCCGCCGTTGGCGGTTGATTGGATACGCATGCGGTCCTCTCTGACACCCCAAGAGAGGGCCCCCGAAGGGGCCCCCTCCCGGTGAATGTCAAGTTCGCCTTACGGCGTGACGACGTTGGTCAGCTTGACGAACGCGTCCTTGTCGTTGCAGTGGAACGCGTACTCGGCCTCGACACGAACCGCGACGAGGTTGTGCTGCCACAGCGACACGAAGTTCGGAGCCTGCGGGGTTCCGAGGTTCAGGGTCGCCTGGTCGGTCACGTCGAAGGACAGACCGCCAACCTGGCCCCAGACCACCTGACGGAAGTCGCCCATGTAGCCGACCGTGGTGCCGGTGGCGACGTGGTCGCTCAGGATGGTGGGACGGGCGACGATGCGGCCAGCGCGGAACGGGCTGTTCTCGTCGGTGTAGGTGGACTCGATGAACAGCGGACGGCCGTTCTTGTCCTTGGCACCGTTGAGGATGGGCTCCACGATGTCGTCCAGCAGAGTGGCGGTCCACTTCTTACCGGCGTTCACCAGAAGCGACAGGCCGTTGACGGCCACCGCGTCGTAGGCGGTCAGGTCGGACACGCCAGCGCCGCCCGGATCAGCCAGCGAGACGCTCTTGGTCGTCTGCGCCAGGTAGGTCGGGAACGGGCTCGAGGTGCCGTTCAGCGCCGCCTGGTCGAAGGCCAGCGCGAAGGCCGTGGCGACCTTGGTCCGCATGGTGCCCAGGTAGTTGGCCGGGTTCGCACGGACGGTTTCCGCCGACGCCACGAAGATCGTCGCGATCTTGTGGGGGGCGATGGTCTGGCTGGACATGTTGCCCTTGGTGATGGGCTTCATGTCGCCTTCACCGATCCACTGCGCCGACACGTCGCCGACCCAGTGCGGGATCTTCTGGCCGGTCGTGCCCATCGGGATCTTCTGGGCGAACTGCTGCACGATGGAGGTCTTCTCGGCCTGAGCGAAGTAGTCCTTCGCCTGCTCGGGCTCGAGGTACCCCTTGAACATCGTGTCGCCCGTCTGGGCGATCTGTGCGTGGTCGACTGCGAAAGCAGTGCCTGCTGCCATTTTTGGCTATCTCCTTGTGGTGGAAGGGGTTAGGAAATCCCCAACACGGTCTTCATCGCGTTGAGGATCGGGTCTCCGTTGAGTGGCATGTCTTCTTTGCGGCCTCCGAAGCCCTGGGTGGGGTCGAATCCGGGAACGGTCTTCTTTCCGCCGCTGAGACCCTCGATCAGGCCGAGGCTCTTCTTGGCGGATTCGGTGATGGACTCGGCGTCGGTGCCCTGCAAGATGTCGACAAACGCGAGCACCTTGTCGCTGGGAACCTTGGCCTCGAGCGTGGTGTGGAGCTTCTGCAGCTCGATCCACGCCTTGCCCAACTCGTTCTCGAGTTCGGTGATGCGAACGTCGCGGGCGCTGAGTTCGGCCGCGTGGGCCTCTTTCGCTTCCTTGACGGCCGCTTCAACGGCGTCCTTCTTCGCGTGCCGTGCGGCGGCAGCCTCCTGGCGCAGCTCCTTGACGTAGGACTCGTCGTAGACCTTGCCGGTGGGCTGTTCAGCGGCGGGGGTGGCCTCCGGGGCCGGGGTGCCTGCTGGGGTGCCTTCGGGTGTTGCGGTGTCGGACATGTGTTTTCGCCTCCTGGGCATGTTGAATGAGCCCACCTGGGGCTCGGGGTTACGCAGCGAGTGCGTAGTTGGACATTGCGATTTCGCCGCGGTACAAGCGGCGTCGGAGCGCGTTCTGCGTCTCCTTGTTCTGGTTCTTGGAGCGGGCCTCACCAGACTCGATCAGTCGAGTGGCTTCCTTGCTGGCGTCGATCCAAAGTTGCTGCGCCCGTAGGGCAGCGTCTCTTCCGGGCCAGTTCTGCACGTCGAACACCGGAATCGCGAGGCAGTCGCACCCGATGTGCCACTCCTCGACGTGTTCCTTCGTCGCTTCGCGGAACTTCTCGAGATCCTGACCGGACTCGTTCCAGAGGTCGATCACGGTCTCGTCATCGAGGTTGATGCCAGCCGACTGGGCTTCGCGGTAGGCGAAGTTGCCCTTGTGGTTGACCTCAGCGCCCCGTGCGATGAGCATCAGGCACCAGGCGCATGTTTCGCGCCCGGTGGCGACCCTCGCCCAGCCCTGGACGATCTGAGGGGCTGGGTCGTTCTTGACAGCGCCGATGATCTGTCGGCGTCCTGCCATCTCCACTTCGCGGACTGCTGCCAGAGTCGTTCTGGTGACCGCACTTCGGGGAGAGTCGGCCTGCGACATCTCCTTTCGAGCGGGCTCCATGTTCTGGACGAACCACTCCCACTGAAGATCACTCCGCAACCTCTCGTTGCGGGGAAGTTCAGGGTGGTGGAGTCTGCGCTGGGAGTCGTAGAAGTTCCGGCCAAGGTCGGCAGCTTCCGCATACCGACGCTTGACCTCGGGGAACAACGTCTGCAGGAACCGCGCCCACTCACCGAGAGAGAGCGCGGGTCCAGTGAAGAGACTGGCGAACCGTTGGACGTACTGGGCGAGACCCGCTGTGATCACCGCCTGCGCGGCGGCGTATTCCTCCGGGTTCACTTGGCGGCATCACCGCCTGCGATGGCCGGCTGTTCCGGCTTCGGCGGTGCCGTCGGGTTCGGGGAGCCCGGAACCGTCGGGTTGGGGTCGACCATCGTGCCGATCAGTCCGAGGCCCATAGCGGCCTCTTCCTCGTCCCAGCGGCGCATCTCTTCGCGCTCCTTGACGGAGTAGCCCATGTCGATGCGAGCACGCTCACGCGGGATGACACCCTGGCCGTTGCCGTACAGCTTCGTGGCTGCGTCGGCCTTGGCCGCGTACGTCGGAGTCGACGGGTCGCGCCAGATGGTCTCCATGCGGAGCATGTCGGGCGGAACGTCGCCGCCCTTCATCATCCGGTAGGCGATCCGCATCGCCTCTTCCCATGCGCCGCCGAAGATCGCGTTCTTCCGCTCGACCTTCTTGATGAGACGGCTCTCAGCGGCCCTGATTGCCTCAGCAGAGGCCGGATTGTCCGCGGCGGATGACAAGTACTGGGGAGGTAGTCCCGTGTACGCAGCGACCTGCTTGGCGATCTGATCGAGCGCGTTGGTGAAGTTGGCCAGCTCGGCTGCCGAGAACTGCTGGATCTTGCCCTCGGCGTCCTCGAACGCCAGGATGCGGGCGAGGTACGCGTCGAACAGCGTCTGGCCGGTCTCGGAGTCGACACCGATCTCTTCGGGCTTGATGCCGAAGATCAGGCGCTGGGGAACACCCATCAGCTCTGCAGTCGCCTGCATCAGCATGAGGATGCGAGCCGCGGCGTCGGTCATCGACCGAAGCTCCGGGGTGATCTCGCTCGAGCCGTACAGGTCCGACAGGCGGTTCCTGTTCGGCAGCGGCACGACGGGCACGACGCCTAGGCCGTGCGGGTTCGAGAACCACTCCTGCCACGCCCCATCTGCCTTGTACCAGCCGAACGTGTCGGTTGGGGTGTAGAGGGTGGCTGCCTGAATCTCGTTGCCTGCGGAGTCGTACGCGACCCGGATGGCCTTGGCGACCCGGCCGATGCGGGGATCGATCTCGGCGAACATCCGCGTGGGCGGCTCGACCCGGATGATCGGGACGTTGGGATCCCAACCCAGGTCGATGTTCGGGTCTGGCTTGCTGATCGTGATGTACGACCGGCCGTGGACGTAGGCGTCGGTGTAGCCCAGCGGGGCCTCGATGTCGAGGTTGTTGGCCTGCCACCACTCCCACAGCTCTTCGTCGGCCTCGTCGGCATCGCCGAGGCGGAATCCCTCTGCCTGCTGACGCTCCGCGATGGAGTCGACGTACAGGCGCGGGTAGCCGACGTGAGCCAGGAGCTGCTGCATCTGCTGCGGCACCGTGACGCCGATGGCCTCTGGCCGTCGCTGCGCTTCGTAGTAGCTGGTGTTGCTCTTGAGATCCTTCGAGGCGTTCTCGAAGGCGCTGATCATCTTCTCCCGCTCTTCAGCGGGATCGGCGATCTCCTCCTGTCCGGGTAGCGGAGCGGTCATCGCACCATCACCATCCGGCCGCTACGGGCCTTCTTGCTCATGAGGTAGTCCTGTCTCGCCCCGAACGCGAGGACCGCGCAGACTGCAGCGTCGATCTTCTTGCTGGAGTCCTTGGTGACCTTGCGAATCGCGATGGCGTCGTAGGTGGTTGGATGTCGTTTGGCGTTCAGAACGTGTTGGCGCAGAACGGGATTGCCGTCGTGGCTGACCTCGCGCTCGATGACCGCGTCCTCGAGACGCTCGCAGTCGAACGCGAACCGCTTCTGCTGACCGCGCATGTCGAACGCGACGGGGTTGTTCGGGCTGGCGTTGACCTTGAGGCGCTTCTTGTAGGCCCGCGACCACTGGTCGACGTACGCCTCGAACTCCTTCACGTCGGCGCGGAACGCGACCACGTCGTATCTGGCGAACGCAGAGTGGATGGCGGCGTCCACGTCTTCGCGTGGCACTTCACCGCCGTACTTCTCGGGGTTCCAGACGTTGAGGAGGAAGAGCATCCCGTCGTCCACGCGGCACGCCACCAGGGCGGTCCAGTCGTTGGACTTCGACCCGTCGAACCCGAGCGTGATCTTCTGCTTGGGCTGCAGTGCGAACAGCGGGTCGACCATCGCGATGCGGTCCCATTCCTGCGGGGACAGCCAGGAGTCCTCGGAGGCGTTGACCTGGTTGAGGAACTTGCGACGGGACTCGGTGATCGAGTTCTTGGTCGACAGGATCGACTTGATGATGTCGTCTATCGGCAGCCAGGTGGAGTCGCCTCGGGCGATCAGCAGACCTTCGCGTAGCTTCGCGATGCCCTTCTCGAACCCCTCGGGATCTTCCCTCTGCGAGGGGATCTCGGAGATCGGGGTATCGGCCGGCGCTTCCAGCGCGTCGTACATCAGGCCGGTGTCCACGTCCTCGCCAGAGAGGATCTTCTGGTAGGAGACGTACGCCTTCTCGCCGACGGTCTCGGTGCCGGGTATGTGGGCGTTGCAGATCGACAGCGTGCGAGCGCCGTCGACCTTGGTCATGTTGCCTTCGATGACCTCTGCCATCGAGTGGCCCTCGTTGACCTTGCCGTCCGGTCCCTGGCCCCACCACTGCGTCTCGTTCTGGACGACGAACGTGGGGCGGTTGCCCTCCATCGATGCGGGGGAGGAGGTTGCGGCCTCGATGCGGCCACCGGCCGCGGAGTAGATGATGAACCGGTTCACGTCCAGGCCGTACTCGGCCTTCAGCTTCTTGGAGATCATCACCGGGAACAGCGAGAACGTGTTCTTCGTCTGGTCCTGGCTGACGGCCGCGACGGTGACCCACGCGGCAGCGCGGGGCTTGCCGATGGCCTGTCCGGTCTCTTTGTCGAAGTGTGAAAACGCTACTGGGCCACAGAGTTCCGCAAGGCAGAGCGCCGCGGTGAACGGGTCTTTGCCCCAGCCCTTGAGGCGTCGGATGACGCCCTCGCGGTAGACGTAGTGGCCCTTCTCGTCTACGGCGTACCACCAGAGGACCAGGCGCACCTGCTCGTCGGTGGGGATGAACATGTTCTCGTTCTCGAGCAGGCCCGCTTCGGACAGCTCGATCAGAAACTTGAGTCTGGCTGGATCGTCATGCCCGCCAGGGGTATTGACGTACTCGGACAGCCACTTCAAGACGCCCCAGCCGAGGGTCATCTTGGGATCGGGCAGATGCCATTCCCCGTCGACCGTCCTCTGCCAAGACGGGCCGATGATGTGCGGAGGCGACGGGGCAAGCTCCGGGTGGTGATTACCGAGGCTCACCCCGCCTCCTTCCTGGTGTATGTCAAGCCGAGGACGCGATCTTTCGCAACCTGGCTTCCGCGAGGTCGCGGAGATGCTTGATGCCGTACTCGTAGTAGGTCATTCCGGTGCCGGGGCACTCAGCGATGTGGTACGTGACGTGCGGCTTGGTCGGTGGGTTCTGCGCGATGAACATGCCGCCGCGCCAGATGGCTCGGAACGCGGCCGGGATCTCGACCAACGGGTTCTTGGCCATCTCCCAGAACTGCTCGAGCAGGCTGTCCTCTCCGGTGAACCGGGAGAAGACTGCGTTGAAGATCGCTCGTTCCATCTCGCCGCTCTGTCCACCGGGACAGGTGGCGTAGAGGTCGCCCTTCTGGGCCAGGTTGATGACGCCAGCTTGGGGAACCTCGCGCAGCGGGTCGATGCCTTCGCCGCCTGGGTTGACGTTCCCGGCGTAGTCGTCTCGAGGCCGCATCGGGTTGCCGATGGCAACGCCGCCGACGATCTGACCCCGCAGCTTGCCTGCGCGGATCATGTTGCGGACGCGTCCACCGACGCAGCTCCCTTGGGAGTAGTCGGCCCACACGATCGGGCCCGGAACTATGTTCGGGTCGCTGATCAGTCGAACCTGTTCTCGCACACCCTGATCCACCGATCCGTTCATCGGAACGGCCTTGGCCGGGTAGTTGCCCACCGGCTGCCAGCGGTACAGGTCGAGCACACGCCGCGCCATGTCGGCCGGGTAGCCGATACCGAACGGGTCGGCCTGGCCGGTGCCGTGGGTGGTCAGCAGCGTCGGCAGCAGCCCGAGGCGATGCAGGTCATCATCGGAGACGACGCCGTCTTGGGGCTGTCCCGTGCGGCGCTCGTACTCCTTCTGGACCTTCTCCTCATCGAGTCCGAAGTACCAGTCGTTCTTGAGCTTCTGGCCGTCGACTCCGAGGGCGTAGGAGGAGAACCTGGTCAGCATGATCGCTGTCCAGGCCCCCACCATGAGTCCGCTCGAGCCCTTCTTCAGGCTCATCGATTCCAGGGCTGCGTGGCCGGGTTGAACGCCTGGCTGTACGCCTGGGCCCCGTTGATGATCTGGCTGGCCAGCGGGCCGAGGTTCACGGCCTGCGCGGCGAGCTGCACGTCGTTGAGGACGCCGCCGACCACCGAAGTGACCTTGTCGACCTCAGCCTGCGCCGCGTCACGCGCCGCGATGACCTGCTCGATGCCCTTGGAGACCTGCTCGACCGCGTCCGCGGTGAGCGTGCCGTCCTTGCGCTGCTTGCCGACCGTGACGGCCGCGGTGGCCGGCGCTCCCGCGCCGATCAGGGCCAGGGCCCCGGCGATGATGTCGCCGATGTTCTCGGCCGCACCAGAGTCGATGCCGCCCCAGACGAGGGCGATGCCGAGGATGCCTGGCACCAGCGTGCCGAGGTAGTAGATGGTCTGCCGAACCTTGGGGCTCATGCAACACCCCTCTCTGCGATGTAACGCTTCAGGAGATCGGGATTCGTCTTCTCGATCTCTGCGATCACGCGCTGTGCGCGTTGGACGAACCACGGCGCTGTCTCTGCGCCCTGGCCGCGAGCGGCCCGGACAACCCGGCCCAGCTCGGTCAGATCGCCGCCGCGAGCGGCGTTCTCGACGTACGCCATGTGCGCCATGCCGTCGCCGTTCTTGATCAGCTCATGGAGCTGCCAGACGTTGCCTGGAGGCTCACTGCCGTCGGGGTTCTTCGGGTAGCGGTAGGGCGACTGCGACACGATGCGGTTGAACATCGCGCCGTGCAGCTCGCTGACTGCCTTGAGCACCCAGGACCATTGGTCTTGTGGCACTTGTGCCATGTCGTCGTTGTCTCCTCCGAGAATCTGGAGCAGCTCATCGCCGAGGGCGATGGCGCGGTTGTAGCGGGCTTGGCGCTTGTCGAGGCCGTTCGTGCCGCCGTTGACGATCTGCGTGGCTACGAGCACGTCGCGGGCGTCCGATGCCTGGTTGAGCGTCGGGTACTTCCGCGTCGAACGGACGGTCGTCGTCCAGTAGTAGGCAGCGCCGAGACCGGCCCACCGCAGCTCAGCGAGGGAGCGCGGGTCGTTGACGAAGCAGTTCGGGTCGCTGACCAGACCGCGGTCGAAGCACCACCGGCCGAAGCCCTGGTAGGCGCTCAGCCAGGTGAGCTGAATCCAGGTGCGGCCCTTGTACTTCCAGCGTTCCTCGGCTTCGTTGCCGTCTGCGTACTCTTCGGTGGCCTCGAACGAGTCGGACTCATGTCCGACCTGGGCCAGCCACATCGCGATGCGCGGGCTCGACTTGCACTCAGACTGGATCAGACCGGCTCGCACGGCCGGGAGGATCGTCTTGGCCTTCTCGTAGCCGATGCCGACCGCCTTGGCCAGCACGGTGGCTGCGTCGACTACCGGAGCCTGCGGCGCATTGCCGCCGCGTCGGAAGGTCGAGAAGCCGTCCGGGCGGATGTACTTGTCGATGAACTCCTGCACGATCGCCGGGTTGTTGACCGTGTTGTAGCCCATCTGGAAGTGCATCGAGTCCTTGGGCGAATCCCAGTCGTTGCCCCACCAGACGAGCTGGATGCCCTTGTAGGTGTAGAACGACAGCAGCTCCCGGACTGCGGGAGTCTGATCGCCGTCGATGAGCACCGAGCCGTTCCAGCCAGCTCGAGGATCGGGAGCGGCCGGCCCCATCGGGTGGTCGTCCCAGTTGTAGTCAAATGCGCTGGCACCCTTGTGATTTGACGTGTAGACCGAGTTGTTGTCAGTCCAACTGCCTTCGTCGGTAGCGCCACGGGAGTTCATGAGTGGCTCGATGAACTCGTTCAGATCCCGCAGGAACGCCTGCAGGATGATGAATGGGTGTCCCTTGCGGAACGGGAGCCGAAGTGGAGTGCCGGGGACCGTAGCGAAGTCGCAGTCCGACAAGTCGCACTCGGGCCAGCCGTTCTCCATCCTGCCCCCGAGGGCCATCAGACCCCCAGGAGCTTCGCCAGCACGTCGAGGACCAGGTCATCGACCTTGCCGGGGATGTGCTTCGAGATCTCGTCCAGAAGTTCGGGGTGCTTGCGGAGGTAGCCAACGCCGTAGCGGAGGACGAGCGCGATCAGTTTGCCTTGGATGGCGGACATGGTGTTTCCTTTCGTGGTGGATGTAAAGTGGCTCCCCATCAAGGACTCGAACCTCGATTGCCGGGGCCAGAACCCGGTGTCTTGCCGCTTAGACGAACGGGGAAGAATGCCCGTTGCATTCAGTCGGGGAACGGGCTCGAAAACCGATCGGGGACAGCCTCTTTGGTAGGTTTCCGCCGATGAAACTATCTGGGCTGCCGGTAGACCAGGCCGATCTGCTTGGCATCGCCGCCAGCGGCTTCGCCGGTAGGCATGTGGACGAGCTGCCACTTGCAGCGGAACGGGATCTTGTCGGCCTCCTCGGACTCGACCTTGATCGAGGCGTCCGCGCCGTTGACCGTGAGCGGCCAGACGGTGAGGCGCTCCTTGCCTGGCTCGAGAACCTCGACGGTGATTCGCTTCGATGCACCCGTCAGGGCCGTGGCGTTCGCCGTGGTAGCCGGAATGGGCTTCAGCGCAAGCGATCCGACGAACTCGATGTCGTAGGTCCGGTTCCAGAAGAAGTCGACGCTGACGGTGTTCACCGCGCCGATCAGCCCAGCGAAGGCGTTGAAGAAGTTCTTGACCGCGGTGCTGGTCACATCGACCGCGAAGGTCACGACGCCGACCTCATCGAACGATCGCCGCGAGGTGACCTGCAGCTTGAAGTTCAGCGTGTCGGTGACGACCATCGTGACATCGACGCCCAGGAGCTGTTCGAACGTGTCGAAGAAGTCGTTCGCCGCCTTGTTGATCGTGTTCACCAACTGCTCGGTGAGCGGCTTGCCGCTGTTGAGGTTGAAGTACAGCGTCCAGGCGGGGAAGAGCGACACCGGGTGGACCAGCGCGTTGCCCGCGCCGACGGCCGCGTCGACAGCGTCTTGGATGTCGCCCGCGAGACCCTGCGGGTTCTCGCTCACGTCGTTGAAGTCGATGGCCGGGGTGTCGGTGCCGTTGAGCTTCAGGGTGTACGTGCCGCCCGTGGCTCCGGTGATGTACACCTGGTGCAGCGCGTTGTGCTCGCCGCCGGTCTCCAGCTCGAGGAACAGTTGGCCGGCTGGCCAGGGGACAGGGTTCCCGGCCTTGTCGGTGTTGGTGAACGAGTGCTTGAAGTCGCGCCCTCTTACCAGCCACAACGTGTCAACGTCGAGCTGCTTGCCGAAGTCGGCCATGTGGTTCCTTTCAGGTTGGGAGGGTCAACCCCAGAGGGGGGAGCAGCCGGTAGCGGCAGCCGCTCAGAACCCCCTCCGGGGGACCATCACCCTCCACTCGCCTGAGCTTGGGCGAGGCGCTGCTTGAGCATGTCGGTCATGTCAACGACCTTCCCGGCTGTCGGGTCACCGGGGTTCCGCTCGATCTCGAGCCGAACTCGTCGTCGGTCGCCTTCAGTCAGCAGCAGCGCGGAGAGCATCTGGTTGATTGCGGTGAGCTTCATCGCGCCCATTGGCTTGCCGTACTGGCGGGATGCGATCAGCTCTTGGTTCAGGGTGTAGAGGGTGAGTCGGGCGAACTGCCAGTCGGTCGGCTCGTAGTACTTCACGGCCGCGGACTGCTTGATCGACTCGTACATCTCTGTGATGAGCGGGTGGGTTTCCCCTTCGTAACTCACGTCCCCTAGCTCGGGGATCTTCACCGGGCCGATCATCTGGACCGTCTCGGTTGGGTTCTCGTCCTTGTTCCGGCGAACCCGCTCTTCGTCTCGTTTTCCGATTGGGCCTCTGGTGCCCACTTGACCTCCTGGGTCTCGAGCGGGCTCCTGGCCCGCTTTATCGACGCCCAGGATGGCGTTCGTCTGGGCGCTTCCTCCGGGCTCTGAGTTCTGCCTTCCGGGCGTTGCCCTCGGCGGATGATTTCTTCGCGTGACACCTGTGGCAGACCGCCTGCAGGTTGGATCGCGAGTGGTCGTTCCCACGCTTGATGTGGTCGACCTCGGATGCGATGCCTACGCAGCCATTCCACTGCAGCTCGCAGATCCAGTTGGCATCCCGAAGGACCGGGAGCCTGTAGTTCAGCTCCCAGTCCGGGGGAAGGTCATACCGGCGTCTCGAGGACGCCCAGCTCACTCGTTCTCAGCGAGAGACGCCAGCTCCCTGGCGCTCTGGAACTCGGCCTCGGCCTTCAGTGCGTCCGAGACCTCGACGGTCTCGTCGCCTGAGTACTCGAGGATCTCCATGCCCTCGAAGCCACCCCACTTGGTGGCCGAGGTGCGTGTGACAAGTTCGCCGCCTGCGCCGACGAACGCCCGTGGGGCTACCTCGACTGCGAGAACCCCGTTGATCGTGTGTGTTGCCTGCATCTGCGTCACTTCGCCACCTCCCAAGGGATTCCTAGTTCGTCCAGTTTATCGGTCACTGCGGGGCTCGGCGGGACCGTGAAGAACACCTTCTCGATGTCCTCCACCAGGATGCCGCCGTGGATCTGCCCCTCGATGAAGCCGCCCTTGGCGTGCTCCTTCAGCCGTGCGTAGATCGCGGCTGCGTTCTCCTCTGGGGTCTTCGTCGGGTCGATCCAGTTCTTGAACTGGTTCGGGTTGGCGTACATGCCGACACCGTCTCCGGGCCTGCCGGGGAACACGGTGCCGCTGGCCATCAGCGAGTCGCCCACGGTGACCGTGGTGCGCTTCTTGACCTCGGGCTTGAGGTAGACCTTCGCCGATCCGTACATGCTCGTCTGAGCGAACGTGTCATCGAACTCGAACGCCGAGTAGACCGGGGGCACGATGCCCTTGCCGAACCACGCGTACTCGTACTTGGCCCGCTCCGCGGGGCTGTCGCCACCGGCCGAATGGCCGGTCTCGAACAGCGAGACGATGCGTCCCTGGTCGAGGATGTCCTTCAGGCGGTTGGTGCGGTGGACCAGCGGGCTCTCGTTGAGCACCTTGGTCATCGCGTCGTCCATCGCCTGCTTCAGCGCGTCATGGCGATCGGGGTCTTCGTCACCCAACTGCTGCCACGCTCCTCCCACGTTGCCCAACATGCTGTCACGCTTCGCCTTCACGGCTGCGTCGGATGGCGCGTACTGCTCCATCGCGGCCTTGGACTTCGCGTTGGATTCTGCTCGCTTCTTGTCGAGGTCGCTCGGCGGCTTCGGCTCGAAGGTCGTACCGCCGCCAGCGCCAGAACCGGATCCGCCGCCGCCCGTGACTCCACCGGTACCGGCACTGCCGGTGCCCTTCGGGCCCCCGCCGCCGCCCCCGGCTGACCCGCCGCTGCCGCCTCCGCTCAGTCCAGATCCACCACCGGGAGCGGCTCCCTTGTTTCGGGACTTGGTGCCGACAGCTCCGCCGCCGCCCCCGCTCCCTCCACGCTTGCCCATCCGGTGTCAACCTGCTTTCGTCGTCTGTCCCAGAAGGTCGGGTACTCCCGGACCTTGGGAAGGTCTATGTCTTCGCAGAACCGCAGCCGCCCGTAGACCAAAAGGGTCTTCGGCTGAGTTCTCCATACGAGTTCTTGGACTCCGCGGCTGAATAGCTCGCGGTCTTCTTGCTTCGCCCGGAGCGTCAGACAGGAAATCGCGACGTTCCCGCCTATCGGCAGGCCGTCGAAGCAGAAGTCGTACGTGTCCGGCCGGCCCCAGCCGACCGTCGGAATGACTTTCACGCCCTGCGACTGCCAATACGCGCCACACCAGCGGCTGCGGTAGGTATTCCAGACCTGCGCGACCCGCGGCATGTCTTTCCAGACGCTGAAATCGGGCGTCAATGCCGCACCGACCGCGGTTACGCGGGGTAAAAGGCGCTCGGGGGAGGACCAAACGGTCTCGAAACGGTAATCGTCAAGGAAGAAGTGCAGAGCGCCGCCCGAAACGGCGGCGTATTCGCGATGACGCGGCATATTCCAGGCCGCGAGACTGGTCGGAAGGAAGTCGGTGGGTGTCAAGTCGGGAATCCCATGAACGGATGTGCTCGGGAACTGCATCCGCAGGTTGAGAACGTCGAACTTGCCCGGTTGAGTGCTCCAGTAGGCACTCGAGCGAGTGCCATACACAGTTGAGTCACCCCTCTTAAGAGCCCGCGCACTGGCGCGGGCGATAGATCCGGCGGTTGCCGGATCACTATTACTGACGAGCGCCCCGGTGGGCGCTCTTAAGAGCCGCCTGTGCGGCTCATATCGGGGCCTTCAGGCCCCTCATAATATAAGTAGGGGTCTGCACTTGACAGCCACCCTGGCGAGTGGCGTAGATCACTAACCCAGGAACTCCTCGTCCTCCGGGAACGGATCGTAGATCTCGATGTCCCAGCCGCCGCGGGCGGCGAGTCTGACGATCGCGACAGCCGTGACGAGCGAGCGTAGAATCTTCATCGGTCGGACACCTCTCTGGTGGACCTGGCCCCTCGCCGACAGGAGCGGCAACACCGACGGCGAGGGCCAGGGGCTCTGGGGTTTGAATCTAAGTTCGGTTAGCCATACCTAGTTGGTGCTCCGTTAAATGCACGCGTGCGTCAAAACCATTCCACCGGCCGTTGTGATGTTGATCTCTGCATCTGTGAGCCCGCTGTGGGCGGGCGGTGATGGCGCTTGTAATCCCCCGTGGAGTTGCTGTTCGTGCGTCCTGGGGGCGCACAGAGCCCGTGTGAGGCACTCCATCGCCGGCCCCGCCCTCCGATCGACTTGGAAACCCGTACAGGATGGCTCGGCCGCA